TCATTGGATGTATGGGTCTTCCACGCGATCGGCGAGCCAGGTGCGTTCGGCGGCCGTGAGGTTGTTGCGTCGAACGCGGACGGTGTGGACGTCGGTCCATAGTTCTTCGGCCAGCTCGTAGTCATCGTTTGTCCACTGGAGCCCGCGCAGGAGCGCCGGCAGCGGGATCAGATGGCGGGAAGCGAGAATGTCCACTAGTCGTTCTTCGCGCCCGCGGTGGGTGGGGGCGGCTAGGCCACGTTCAATGTGTAGCAGCTCATGGGTGAGGGTGGATCGACGTTCAGCTTGAGTGAGCGTCTTGCACAGCCAGATGGTGTTTCCCTTCCACAGTCCTCGCACACCTCGGGGTAGTCGGTGACGATTGCTGACGATGATGTGGGGGTAGCGCTCGCCGATGATGCGCCACGGATGCCATGAATCCATACCGGAGAACCTAGATCCGGCCACCGACAAAAATCGCCCTGACCAGTAACTACAGGTGTGTGATTACATTCCCGGCCTACGATTCTGGGCCTGCTCTATCGTCGTGCCAATGTCGACGAACGTCTATATCGATGGGTTCAATCTCTATTACGGGGTGCTTAAGGGGACTGCTCATCGTTGGCTCGATCTAGAAAAGATGTGCCAGGTCTACCTTCCTGGGCACACGATCAACAGGATTCGATACTTCACCGCCAAAGTCACCCCAACTCCCAACGATCCCGACATCGGCAATCGGCAGCAGGTCTACCTACGTGCACTGCGCACCTTGCCGAGTGTGTCGATCCACGAAGGGCATTTCCTTCGGCACAACGTTCGCATGGCGCATGCCTACCCTCCGCCCAACACAGTTGAAGTGATCAAGACGGAGGAGAAGGGCTCCGATGTCAACCTGGCTACGTACCTGTTGGCCGACGCGTTCCGCAATGACGCTTCTCGCTTCGTTGTGGTCACTAGCGATTCGGACTTTCTTGCACCACTCACGCTTGTTCGTAAGGAGTTGGGCAAGGACGTTGGGATACTCAAGCCGAACACACGCCCTAGCCATGGCTTGAACCGGTGCTCGCCGAGCTTCACCAAGACCATTCGAAAGGGCGCTTTGACTGCTTGCCAGCTGCCGGATCCGGTGGTTTGTATGGATGGAACACGGCTGTCAAAGCCGTCGACCTGGTGAAAAAGCTGAGGCCCCTCATCTGAGATGAGGGGCCTCGCGCTCAACCGGCGAAGCGGTTGAGGGGGTACAGCCAGGCTAGCCAATACGGCCTCAACCTGTCAATCAAGTGGGCTCGGGGCCGAAGAAGTGTTGCGGTGGGCTGGTAACTCGGTATCTCGCTAGCTAGCAAGCGTGTGTCCATACTTGGTAACAAGTTAACTTGTATACAAGTATTAAAGTTAGCTGGCTAGCGCTGATGTATCCGATGGATACAGGCTGTACATGCCTTGCGCCGAAATGACATGTGTGCTGTGATCGCTTGGGAGTTAATTAGCGAGAAGTGATTGTGAGGGAGAGTCGAAAACTAATGTGGACCAATTTCCCGTTGGTGGTAGGCGTTTCTGTCCTTGGCTCCTTAATGTCAGATTGAAGGCCCGGAAAAAGGGGTGAGAAGGAGTGTTCAGATGCAGTTAGCGTTGGAGTGTGAAGAACGCGTCTGTGTCGGACGAGGGTCGGAAACGGGCCTTACCTTGGGTATCCACGTGCCGCCAGGCGCCACGGGGGTCGGTCCGGGGATGCCGGGGCGAGTGCGTCAGTTCAGGATTCGACAACCATGGGTGAAGATAGATCTGCAGCAAGATCGTGTGGACGATCTCGGGGCTGGGGGCCGGCGGCGCCCATACCCTAGAAGTGCAAACTGGGCCGATTTTCTGCAGATATGCCCCAGTTTGAGAAGTAGGCTCAACCACGAACATATGTTCGGAACGCGTCACAAAGGAGGTGAGCTAGACGAGTGTTGTCGCATGTAGTTGCGAGGACTTTAGAGCTGATTTCATGAAGATGCCCAGGTGTTGGAGCACCCGGGCATCTGTTCGACCAATTCTGACCTGCCAAAAGGAGAGCATTAGTCGTGTTTCAAGCTACACCAAATGACACACCCGGTACATGCCGTGTACAAGGAAGTGTTTACTTCCGCTGCAGTTTCACACACCTCGCTGTGTTTTTTCTGCGGAACCGGGGGTCTCGGGATGTCCGATGATCAGTGGCGAGCCGAATGGGTCCAGTTCTTGCTATGGACACGGCCCATCCCGACATGGCCTTTAGCGGAGCGGATGCTCCTCTATGCCCTCATTGAGGTGATCGTGGGACTTCATGTTTTCGACGATGGCGTCACCGACTGAGTCATCCTCATGGTCTGAGGCTTTCTCGCCATGTTGGGCCGCGGCCAGCTCGTCGTCGACTTCCGGCGGCAGCTGGTCCGGTCCACCACCCCATTGGGGGTAATGGATTGCCCCGGTCTTCTTGTTGACTTTTTTGGTATCGGGTTGCGGCGCAGCCTCGGGCTGGTGGTCGTCACTCTCGGCTTCTCGTCGTAGAGCTGCGGCATGCTCACGGACTCTCATAGTGAACTCGGATAGATCGAGCTCGCAATCGCCGTGGATTGAGCGCGCATTCGTTGCGAGTTCTCCCACTACCCGTTTGATATCAGATTCCGTTTCGACTTCTGACCAGTCCACTACCGATGGCCACTCGGGGCCTAGGGCGACCTCAATAGTGCTTGGGGCCTCCTTGATTTCACTGCCTTCCGGCGATGCTGACGGTTGCGGGGACGGGGTGGGGTCGGATGATGCGGCATGGAGGCCCTCCTTTTGTCGTTGGTCCCAGTAGCTCGTGTTATTGAATCCGTTGAGTTCTAGTTCTTGCTTGTCAAGAAACAGCCGTTGTAAAGCCGGTCGGGCAGCTGGCCCTACGCCTGCGGTCAGGAGTTGATCTGCCCAAAGGTTGGCCAGGGCGACGGCGACGCGGGCATTCTGCGCCATCGCGGCTCCAGGATCTGGGGACTCGTCGGCAACCTGACGCATTGCTGCAAGGGCTGCTTCCCATGCGGTTAAGTACCGCGGTGCGGTTTCCATCGCATGGAGATCGTCGACGGTTACGCCAGCGTGTTCTGGTCTTGGTGGGGCCGGTTCCGAAGGGGCCGGGTCGACATCAAGGGGCTCAGGCTCGGCTCCCTCGAAAATCTTCCTGACCGAGTGCTTGGCCCAGCCGAGACTCTTCTCTAGGCGTCTATACGAAAGCTCGCTGACCTCCTGGCCATTCTCAATGGCACTCATTGTGGTGCTCGAAGGGCCGTTCGGCATGTTGTCTTGCCGGTACCCCAGCCACTTGCGCCGACTCTCAACGATCTGTCCAAGTCGAAGTCGGGCTTGTTGCGGGGATTCGAGCCGCTCCTGACGTTCGGTCATACGGCAAGACTGCCAAAAATTTTTGGCAAACCATAGTCCCATTCGGCTAACGACATGGGTGTGAGCAGCCGGAGCGCCGAATCTCACCAGTAGCATTCTGCACGCCAGGGCAAAATTGCCACAGAATTGCTTGCGCTTGCGACGGTTAGCCGTTACAGTCGTCCGCATGGGAAGCAAAATTGCCGCAAAACGGCGATATGACCGTCAGCGGGAGCGTAGAACCCCGCCTCATGTCAGCCTCCAGACCTTCCGCTTGGCGTTGAAGCGAATCGACCCTGATGGGCACTGGGACCTAGACGACGTATGCGAACGCATCGAAGCGATCCACGGCGACCGTCCAGCGCGCGGCACGTTGAGTGCTATCGAGAACGGGGCGCGGGGAGCGTCGGCGCAACTGCTGGCCGCCCTCGAAGAGGCGTACAACCTTCCGGCTGGCTCGATCACCACGGATTACGCTCCGCGCGCAACCCCTGCGACATCCGAGGTGGCCTAATGGCCGCCGATCTAGTGCTGATGGACGACGGACTGACGGTCGAATTCGGCAACTCTGACGAATGCTCAGACCTCACCGCACAAGAAGCTGAGGCGGTGACGGGTCGCATCCGTCGGTGGGTGAACGACTTCCCGGTGGCGGATGTGGTGCTGGCATTCCGTGGCCGAGTGTGGATCGCGCTTGCGTATGCCTCGTGGGCCGAATGGTGCGAGTGCGAGTTGGGCGGCTTGAAGCTACCCGCCCCGAAGCGTCGCGAGGTTGTGGCTGAACTGGCGGGCGAAGGCATGTCGAACGTCGCGATCGGCAGCGCGCTGAATGTCGATGAGGGCACGGTGCGTAATGACAGGCGGTCGGCAGGGTCGGAAAATTCCGAGGCTGAACGAAAGCGTCGCGGCCAGGACGGCAAGGACTACTCCTCGCCGCATCCGAAACCGACTGCCCCGCCACCCGAAATCGTTGTTGACGCAGAGATCGTGTGCCGCGACTGCTACGGAAATGGTTGCGAGACCTGCTTTCCAGAAGACGAACCCGCCACCGACGAACAAATCGCAGCGATGGCCGAGATGTCAGACGACGAGTTTGAAGCGGCCTTATCCGCTGCACGCGCAGATGGCGACCTCAGTGCCGGGAATGTCATTAAGCATGGTCAACAGGCCGACGATCTGCAATCAGATGAAGTGCCGCAGCGCAAGTCGCCAGAGCCGCCTATCACCAAATCGTTCTCGACCGCTAACTACAGGCTCACGCTAGCGGTCAAAGCGGTCGTACGTCTCAGCGAGAACGACCGCTTCAAAAAGAACAAGGACCAGATCTCTGGCTGCCACCTGAGCGATCTGATCCGTGCTCGCGACGCCCTCACGGGCGTCATCCAACAACTAGAAGGGTAGCACCTCAATGTCAGTACACCAGCTCAAGATGCAGATCGAGAAGCCTAGCCAATCCATCATCTACGTCGACCCAGCGATGGCGAGGCGCGTTCTCGCCAAGAACACTCGAAACCGACCAATCTCCGAAACGCATGTTAAACGCCTCATGGATGAGATGCGTTCTGGAAGGTGGCAATACAACGGGGAGGCCATCAAGTGGTCCGTTGACGACGTTCTACTCGATGGGCAGCACCGCCTCACCGCGCTATCTCGGATGCCCGACGACTTTCCGGCACTGCCGTTCCTGGTTGTCCGTGGCCTACCCACAGCTTCGCAAGACACGATGGACCAGGGGCGGACCCGATCCGCTGGTGATCAGCTGAACATCGACGGCCTGATCCGCAACGCCGACAGCAAGGTCATCGCTGGAGCCATTCGCGTATACATCGACTGGCAGGGCGGCGGCTTATTCCGCGACAGGGCGTCTAACCGGGTGAGCAACCCCATGGTTATTGAATGGGCACAGAATCATCCGATCGAGATATCCATCATGACAGCAATTCTCGGCACGGAGATGCGCCGAGTTAAGGCACGTCCAAGCCTCACCTTGGCTGTACTGCTCCACTTCCATCTGATTGACGGGGAGGCTGCCCGCGAGTTCTGCGCGGGGCTATACACCGGAGTTGGTCTCAGCGCCGGCAATCCCATTCTTGCGCTACGGGACAGGCTGGACCGAATCTCCACACAGGGGTTCAAGAGCACCGACCGTGACACGATCGGATTATTTGTACTCGCTTGGAATGCCTGGCGGAATGACCGGAAGCTGACTAAGTTTCAGCGGCCCGCCGGCGGCTCCTGGACCCGTGACACCTTCCCCGAGGCGGTGTGAGGTGGTGACAATCTTCAGTAAGGAAACGGACCTTCAGGAGAACCTTCTGGATGGCACGGTCTACTGCTACGAACCAGTTCCCGGCGAGGGGGTCTACGTCACGATCGCTGGCCGGGACGATCAGGTCTACATCGTCGCTTTCGACATGGCAGATCTGGGTTACCTAAAGCGCGCCGCAGAGTATGCGCAGTCTGTCGAGAATCGTGAGTCGTCGAGCGAAGACTTGGCGCGAGTAACACCGACCGGGATGCCATTCCTCCTTGAACTGGCGAAGGACGAGTTTGGCGGTGGTGCGGCATGACCAAGCTCTCCTACAACCGCGAGGAAGCCGCACAGGAAGTCGGAATCTCCGTCGACAAACTCGACCAGGAACGCCGCGCTGGCCGGATATGTCCCCGCTATGTCGGCAGCAAGCCCGTATACGAGCACGACGAACTCAAACGGTGGCTGGAGTCCCTGCCGTCTGAACCCAAGTCGGCGTAGAGCTTTCAACAACTGAATAACCCCCGAACGCTGGGGCGGGACATCTTGGCGGAAGACCGCCCCAGCGCCACTGCAACCAACACCTTGGAGGTGTGGCGTGTTCAAGCATAGATCCATCACGGCGGTAGCCGTAATCCTCACCGCGGTTTCGTGTGCTCCACCAGCTCACGCGGACTCGGCTCAAGACCTAGCCGAGAAGTACGGCATCTCGGTGTGCCGCAGTCTGGATGCTGATCCCACGATCGATGGGGTTCTCAACACCGGGGTATCGCTCACCAAAAAAGCGGGCATCGACCCGTACGTAGCCGGACAAGTGTTGGCGTACAGCGCTATCTGGTTTTGCCCTACTCATATCACTCTCTTGAAGCGGTTCGCTGACTACTACAAGGGAGGGTGGGAAGCATGAGTGGGCGTGAACGTATAGAACAAGCGGCCAAAGAAAACGGGTGGGAGACCAAACACTGGGCACGCAATACAGCGGCGTATCTACGCGCAAACGATGAGATATGGGTGTTGTGGCGGTACGACAAGTGTGAACTGGAGACCTACACGGCGCTTAGCGCTGAACTCAAGGTCAACCCACGGGCATTGAATGCCGAAATCAAGCATGGATGCGAATTTCACTGGGGCTCCATAGCTCCCGAGTATTCCGAAGATGAAGAGGGTGAAGCGGCATGAGCTCACCAGTTGCAGTCATTGTCGTAGCGGTCATTGCCGTGGTCGGCATTCCGATCCTGGCGATCGGGGCATTCTTTGAATGGGAGTGCTGGAAAACCGAGCATCGACCCGGCTATGTCTCGCCCCTGCTAGCGCGTGGGGAGGACTGATGCGCGAGCTATTCACGTTCCCAATCTGCCACGCACACCAAGTGTTCCACCCATGCAGGCCGTGCGAGAAGGAGCAGGCCCGTAACCAGGTCAAGAACTGGACCGCTATCGGGTGGCTGCTCACGTTCTCGGTGTTTTTCATGGTCGTTCTATGGTACTCGGCAGGTGGGCGATGAACATCCGAGAACTAGGCGCCGTGGACCAGCTGTTCGCGGCAGCCAACGACCACCTTTCCGAAGCGGTGATCACCGTGAAGGAAATGGTTGATGCACATGGACCAGAAGAGGTGTGGGACAGATTCATCCGTGTGCTGACCGAACGTATTGAAGCAGGCGATTCGGATATCAAGACCATCGTCCATATTCACGCTACAGCGTTGATCCGGTTAGCGAGGCAGTCATGAGCCTGTATGAATTCCACTGGCGCAATGGTGTATCCGAAGAGCTGTATGGCGATAGTGCTGCCGACGCTCTCGTCCGTGCTGGTTATGGAAGTGGCGCACTAGCCGCGCTCGACTACTACGAAGAGAAGCGGGGGGCGTCACAGTGAGGGATCAAATCATTGCCGTCATGGTTGTAGCTGTCCTCGCCCTGATGATCGCATGGCAGACATCCGATACTCGGGAGTGGCGTAAGGAAAACAAGGCCCTGCGCCGTGAAATCGCCCGCCTGTCAAAGCATCCCTCTACCTATGAGCCTGAACCACTCCCGTATATGCAGAGGTTGTATGCGGACGATGAGTAGGTACACGATCAATCATGACGAGGCCGATGCGCGGGTGTTGTTGATGTGCGCGGAAATGCTCAAGCACCTTGACCTAGCCGGCCGTGGCGGTGTTGATGTGTCCGCTTCTATTGCCGAGGTTATGGCCAGGCGTGATGAAGTGTTGCGTTCCAGGGGTATTGAGCCGAACGGGCAGGGGACATGCAAATGAGTGGGTTGAGTGATGTGCAGCGCGGGGCGCTCAAGAGTTGCTTGGAAGAGATCTATTTCGGGTACGGCGAGAAGGATTGGGAACGCCTCGCTGGTGAAGCTACTGATCGGATCGCGTCTGCGGTGAGGACGGCGTCATGAGCGACTACATCAAGGATGTTCTTAAAGACGCTATCGAGGAAGAGCTTTCGTTGGGTGGTGATGCGGGGACTGTGATGGCCCGTATCGGTGAGGTGTTGTCAGAAGAGGGCTACAGGGTGGTGGCGTTGTGAAGCTGGAACCGACCGAAGCGCAGCGGAAAGCCATGAGGCACATAGCGGGGATTCGGCTCGATGCAGCCGCGCACCACCGCTTTAAGCCTGATCCTGAAGAGTTCCTTACTGAGCTAATCGCTGCCGCTAACAGCATCCCTGAGGGGCCACCTGTTGGCACCATCGCACGACGACCAGACGGGGAGTGGATTGCATGGCGCACCGAAGACGGTTGGGGGTACCGGTTCATCGGGGATGAGGAACCGAACGAATGGCCTCCCGGTAGTAGCATCGCCGACTTTTGGCCGCAGATCCGCCCCGACGAGTGGCCCGAACAAGTAGGGTTGGATTGGTTCCCACCTGGCGAAGAGCCGATTGTGCCTCGGCCCGACCCAACAGCACAACAGGAACCGGGGGCGTTCAACCGCTTTCCGGGAATTGAGAATCCCACCACCTCCGACTACATCGGGGCGGCTGTTGCCGATGAGCAGCTGAAGTTGGTGTTCGCTCTCCGCGATGTGCGTAAAGAGCGGGGTCTGGAAATAGCGGAAGTGGCAGAGGCCGCAGACGTGCCCGCCTCTGAGATCTCCATGTTTGAGAGCGGTTCGAGTAATCCGACTTTGTCGTTGGTTCGCCGTTACGCCAAGGCGGTGGGGGCGGTTTTCACGGTTGATGTGCGTAAGTGGGAAGACACTCAGCCACAACGGGAACCGGCGCTACGCGAACGGTTTCCCGAGCAGGCATCGGCTTACGTGGCCGACCCCGAGTTAGCCGAGGTTGACGATGAACCACTCCCATCCGGGTCACTGATCACCCCCAAGCCCCGTACACCCCGTGTCGTTGACCGTCTAGGGGTAGACGAGCAGGGATCACGGTGGCGGGATGAGAACGGATTAATCCACTCGTTCACGGAGGGTGCAGACGGTGGGCGATGGAAGACGCAGATTGGTGGGTCCTGGTACCCGTGGGCGAAGGGTGTAGTGCCGCATGGCGGCGAGTACACCGAAATCCTTGAGCCCCGTGTACTAGCCAGCCTGGCCTATAACGAGGCGCGCGAGGGCGCGGTGTGGAGCATCGTCACCAAAGCGGGGGTTAGGCGCCTGTTTCAGTGTCAATCCGACAGGTGGCACACGCGACTCGACCTTCCTGGTACGCACTGGACACTATGCGAGAACTTCGGTGACGGCCCCTACACCGAAGTTCTCGGTGATCCCTCATGACTCGTGGTGTCCGTATGTCCGATTGGCTCGCAACCGATTACCGGCGTCTGTCTGATCCTGGTCCTGCTGTTCCTGACTGGTTTTGGGTTGATGACGAGTACGACGAGAAGGGGAACCCGCGGTGAGTGAGACGGCTAGAGCGGCGGTTGCTTATCTTGCCGCACTGAACGTGTTGGGCAAGGCCGCGCCGGCCGCGAAAGAAGCAGTGAAGGCTGAGCTTGTCCAGGGCGACGGACTGGCCGGGTTTATTGACGGACACAAGGTCGGCACCGCCACATGGGTCACCTCGAACCGTGTCGCCACAGTCGCCGACGAAGCGGGATTTGTGCAGTGGGTCAAAGACCACTGCGGCGAAACCGAAATCGTTGAGGTTGTGCGCGAAGCGTTCCGCAAGCACCTGTTAGTCAATGCCCTTGAGCAGGACGGCCAAGTGTGGCTGCGCGGCGAGGTATGCCCTTATGTGGTGTTCGAACAACTCAAAGAGCCCTACGTGAAGATCACCCCCACTAAGGATGCCGCCGAGATCGTGTCAAACGCACTCGCCAGTGGGCGGCTATCGCTTGACGGAACCGTGAAAGCCCTGGAATCCAACATTATTGATGCGGAGGTTGAATCATGACCACCATCTACCAAGCGCTATCCGAGGTGATGAAGGATGTCGGAGCCGTCCGCAAGGGTGAGCGGAACCAGCAGCAAGGCTTCTCATTCCGCGGGATCGATGCAGTCACATCGGCGGTGTATCCAGCTCTCACGAAGCACGGCGTGATCGTTGTACCGAAGGTCTTGGACTACGAGTACGGGACTGTTGAGGTGGGCCGCAACCGCACCCTCATGGGGCATGCACGGCTGACAGTAGAGTTCACCTGGTATGGACCAGATGGTGACTCGATCACCTCTGTCGCCGCAGCAGAGTCAATGGATGCCGGCGACAAAGCTACCGCTAAAGCGCACTCAGTGGCTTTCCGTACTGCAATGCTACAAACCCTCTGCCTACCAACGGATGAGCCGGACCCAGACTCACAGGTGTATGAGAGGTCATCGGCACCCCCAGAGCGCACCGACGTAGACGACGCACTCGACGAGCTCGCCGCGGCCTGCACCGAGAACGGGTGGGACCAACGTGAGACCGCAGGGAAGTTCTTCTCTGAGCATGGCAAGCCCCCGCGGCAGTGCACCGCAGATGTGATCCGCAAGTTCATTGGCGATTTGATCAAGCCTCACCCCGCGGAGCGAGCGGAGGCCGCTAGTGCCTAGGCCGGATATCGGGGATGTGCGCGCCGGCCTGCTAACAGTGAAGCAGGCGGCCAGGATCCGAGGATGTAAACCCAAATATCTTGAGCAGTTGGTATGGCAGGCGGTAAAGGCGGATGTCCTGGAACGGGATGGGGCCTGTGTTATCTGCTCCCGCCCGGACGGGGTGTTGGACGTTCACCACCGCATGGCCCGCGGGAGCGGCGGAACTTCCGTGGCCCATATCGCTTTCGGTATGGCCAATCTGATCACTTTATGCAGAGAGCACCACATGTGGGTGGAGGGTAACCCCGACGAGGCTCGCGAGCATGGCTGGAAGTTAGACCATGGCGACACCCTGCCGGCGGATCTTGAGGTTCTGAGGTTCGGCGCAACAGTCCGTCTCTTTGACGACGGCTCTTTCTTGGCGGTGGTGGCGTGATGGCAACGTTTGATCCGCTGAATGTGGAGGCCGCTCTTCAGGGATATCCGGTGTCGTTGTCAAAACCGGATCGTGTGGTGGCGGCGAAAGCCCTAACCGCTCAAGGGTTGTCCGGGACAGAGGTGGCGCGCCGACTGAATGTTACCGACCGCCAGATCGAGCGGTATAAGGCTGAGCCGATGCCTGAACCTGAAGGCCCTCCAGAGGTGGATTACGAGTTCTGCGGCAACGAAAACGTTTTGGTTCGTAAAGCCACCGAGTTGATCCGGTCTCTGCGAACCAAGGATCACTTGGAGGTGTTGGGGGATTGTGTGGACTTCTGTGCCTGGCATCCGGGTGTAGCGGCACAGGTTATGTGTGCGTTGGCGTTGTGGGCTGATTCGGGGGAGTGGGCGTTGGGGAGGTCGGCGTGACTGTTTGGCCTACCTACCACTTCTGCCGTTGTGGTCATCAGAGATACCAGCATAACGGTCAATCAGCTGAGTGTTACGGGGCTTTGGATGACGGTGTGACCCTTTGTGATTGCGGAGGGTTTGTTGAAGACAAGAAGGAATGCGCATGAGCGAGCCTAAGAACGCCAATGAGATCATCACGCAAGCCGCGATCAGATGGTACGGCCCCGCCTTCACCCTTGGCAGCGCCGGATTTGGTGGCTTCATCCTTGAAGAACTGAAGGCCAACGGATACGCAGTAGTAGAACTACCGAGATCCCTGCCGGTAACACCGGAGGTGCAATCCGGGTGTGAGCACACATGCCTTATTGGGTCTGATCTTCTCGCCGCTGCTGCTGCGGCTGCACGTGATTCGGAGGAGCGATGAGCGACCTGCGGGAAGGGCTACTTTTTCCCAACCTCCTAACCCGTTCTGAACGTCGTGAATTGGATCGCGAACCAGAGCCCAGATTCCTGTATCAGAGCATGGGCGCGGGGTGGCAGTCGACGGCTATAGCGCTCTTAGCGGCGCAGGGGGTCATTGAGAAGCCCCGGTTTGCGGTATTCGCCGATACCGGCTGGGAGCCACCGGAGGTATACGCGCATCTCGCTCGTCTAGATGAGGAGGTGTTGGCGCCGGCTGGGATAGCCCTGGTGCGCGTTCGGGCAGGGAGTATCTACGACGAGGCTTTGGACCCCCACTTTCCAAGATCCCTGCCGTTGTACACGAGGGACCCAAAGACTGGCGAGCCAGGCGGTATTACCAGCCGGGCCTGCACAACCAACTTCAAGATGATCGCCATCTATCGGTGGTTGCGTGAGCAGTTGGGAGCCAAGGTAAGCGAGGGGTCCTGCACTTTCTGTAGCGGCGAGGGGCAGCGCAATGCCCCCTGGTTGGTGAAGTATGGACACGAAAAACCCTGGGGTATCTGCTCGGTCTGCCGGGGGACTGGCACTGTCCGGAAGGTTGGCGCGCCACCACAAGGGGTGTGGGCGCGCAGCTACGTGGGCTTCTCTGCTGATGAGATGGGCCGGATATCGCCGTCGCGCGTGTCCTACGCCTTCGACACTTTCCCTTTGGTTGGCAGGGATCAAAACGGCGAGGTTGTGCCGCCTGATCTTTCAATGTCTCGGCACGACTGCGGTGAGTACAACACGCGTCACGGATTCCCTGAGGTGATGAAGTCGGCGTGTATCGGCTGTCCGTGGCATTCGGACGCTGAGTGGATCCGCATCAAACAAGATGAGCGGCAGTGGCAGCAGGTTGTTGATCTGGACCGCAGTATCCGAAACACCCCCGGTTTAGACAACGAAGCCTTTCTCCATAAGAGCCGCATTCCTATTGAGGATGTGACTTTCGAGTCGGCGGATGACGTTGAGCGTCCCAGCTGCTCTCCGTACGGATGCCGTAGCGGGCTGGATACCGATTCCGTGGCACCGCCCTCGCTTTTCGATGACGACTGGATCGATCTAGAGGAGACCGCATGACCGACCTTTGTTCCTGCGGCCACGATCTCGATGAGCATCAACGTCACTACGGCACTTGTAAAGCCACTATCCCTGGTTCTTTTGAGCCTCTTTACCGGTACTGCCCTTGTGGGGGATTTGATAGGAGTGACGATGAGTGACGAGCGTCTGGATTCCTTGGCGAAAGAACTCTGCGAGAAGCGTTCTGTGTCCGCGCCGCTGCGATGGGATTCGCTCACATCTGACCAGAAAGACACATGGCGGCGGATGGCTGCGCAGCGCCTCAACGACCAGGAGGCGGTGTAGATGGGCTGGATACGCGTCTCTGATGACTTCTACGACAACGACAAGTTCAGTGAAGTCGGACCACTGGGGGTGGCGCTGCACTTCGCGGCGATGGGTTTCTGTAACCGGAACCTAACGGACGGATTCTTCAAAAAGAACAAGGCTCGACTTTTCCTTGACTTCGACGGCATCGGTATCACCACTAGTCAATCGGATTGCTTCGGTGTTGGCGTCGACGGTGATGACGCGGTGAAGTTGGTCATCGAATGGATGATGGCATCAGAGCTTTGGCACGAGTGTGGCCATGGGTGCGAGGAATGTCATTCCCGCGAAGACGGCGGCGAACCTGGCGGCGATGAGTACCTGATCCACGACTACCTGAAGTTCCAGTTTTCGCGTCAGGAAATCGAGGAGAAGGCCGAGAAAGCTAGGGCGCGCAAGGAGGCCTGGAAGGCTAGGCAGGCGGTAGAACGTAGTTCGGAACAGCGTTCGGAACGGGGGAAGAACGGCGTTCGGAACGCTGCAGGAACGCTGGCGGAACACGACAACCCAACCCCAACCCCAACCCCAACCCCAACCCCAACGAAAGATTCATTCTTCGTTCCTCAGAATGAATCTTTAGGGGGGTCACCAAAACCGGGAACCTCACCAGAGCCCGAGTCGGCGTCAGCCCCGCGCTGCGCGCGCCACCCCTACGGAAATCCCGAAGACGAAAACTGCCGGGGCTGCAAGCGAGTCAAAGACGCCGAGAAGGCACAGGAACTCCAGGCCGAAATCGCAGAGAAGGCGGCACGCACAGCAGCAGCCGAGCGGCGACGCAACTGCAAGCTCTGCGGCGGCAGCGGATGGATCGACCTCCCTGACGATTCCGGCGTCATCGACTGCGAATGCAAGACGCCCATCCCAAATCTCCAGCTTGTCCATGACGCCACAAACCAAAGGAGGTCGGCATCGTGACTACCCAAGCCATAACAGACATCAAAGAACTCGTAGGAGAAATGCCAGCGAGGGGATGTGAGTGGCCCAGCCACGCGTGTGATTCGCAGGCGCACTGGATCGCTCGCTGTCATTGCATGCGCGGATGGGTCTGCGTGTCGCTCGTGCTGGAGTTATGCGACCGCCACAAAGATGAAGCCCTGTCTATTGCGACGGAGGCCGTCACCGAACGTCGTTTCTGCTACAGCTGCGGCGTCGCGGCATTGAGCTCGTCTGACGTGGTCGGTCCGGTGATGCCGCTATGACCGCCTGGTTTAAACGCACACAGCCCAAACCCCAACCAGTGGTGTCACTACAACCCCGAACCGGTGAAGAGACCCCTACGGCGTTCCTAGCCCGATTAAAGATCGAATGCACACCCCCATGCGAAGACTGCTACAGGCCCGCGGACTTCATGGTCACCATCCACCTCGTAGACCACTGCGACAGACCAGCCGTTGAAGTGTTCATCTGTGCTGCGCATGTATCCACGATCGGGAACTGGGTACAAGCCTCGATAGAGACAAGACGCAGAGGACGCTGCACCTGCTGCGGGCATGAAGTAACAGCACCACACGACCTCATAGAAGACGTGGTGAAGCTATGAGCGATCACGTCGGGCGCGGTGGTGGCGGCCGGAACAAGTGGTGGAAGATTCGGAAGCTGGGAACCGGGTGGGAAATATGGCAATTCGAGACTGGAACATCCCGAATTCTCATGATATGCCAAGGGATCTACCCCTCTGGTGCTGAGGCTATAGCAGCATTCGCGGCAGGTGGAAGATGAGCGACCCATCCGAATCCGCAGTGATAAAGCTCATGGGGTACGCCCACGGCTTCATGAACCCCGAGTACATCCACCTGACGAGGGAAGAGGCGCAGGTGATTTTGCAGGCGCTGGAAAGGTTGGCTGATCTAAGTGTCTGATCCTGCAATCGAAGCCGCACGCAAGGTATTCACCGAGTACTGGCCGGATCAAGGCGACTTTGAGTTCAACTACAGCAACGAGGGCCGCTTCGGTATCGAGGTCGCCCGTGAGATGGCTAAGTCGGTACAGGAACAACTGGCCGTCATCCGTGAACGCTACGAATTGGTACGTACGTGGATGCTCGCAGCTGAGACATCAGCGGAACTATCCCGGCACTCAAGCGAAATGGCTGGTCTCAAGTACGCATACGACCTGATAGCACCCACGGTTTACCCAAGTGAGGAACTAGAGCGATGAGTGAGCTTGTAGACCGCGCTAAAGCATCCCTAGAAGGCGTAACCGGAGGACCGTGGGAGACCCGTCCTGGTGCTACCGGTGATCCGACGACGACAAGTGCATCGGTACATTCCGGCCACCGTTCAATTCTCGTGTCTAGTGACGGCTACCACTACGGATATGCCGACAAGGCGGATGCCCGATTCATCGCCGCTGCAAGGCAGTTGGTTCCTGAACTCATCGCGGAAGTAGAGCGGCTGGAGGAACGTATCGCTGAGCAGGACCAAGAGCTTAGGTACTGGAGTAACCGATGAGTGACGAACCTTCGGACGCACAGAAGCTCATAGCGGAAGTGATAGCCACGCACCGCGCTTTATTCGATGGAGAGGCTTGCGACGCCTGCGACTGGAAGTTCACCAATGAGTATTACGGGCACGACGAACACGTTGCCGTAGAGGTGGATAAAGCCCTTGGAGGACTCACGCGGAAGCGGCGGATTGACTATCAATGGCGCGAGACGGGCGAGGTGCATCACGACCGATTCTTTGAAGGGAAGCCCGTCCCCAAGACGCGGCTGCACTATGTGCAGCAGTCCCGTTGGGCGTCTGGCTGGACGGTGACCGAATGAGCTACATCGACATGTTCGGAATCGAGTATGGCGGCTGCGGTGACTGTGATTGTGATCATGGTTGTCAGGGCGTTGGCTCCGACGATGAGGCCAAGTTCTACCCCGAGGCTTCCGATGACTGACTACCAAGACACCGGTAGCCGACGGAAACCTACGGCATACACCGAAACGGGGGCCGCTGAGCGGGTGTGCCCGGACTGTAGTGCCCCAGAAGGACATCCCTGTAGATGGATAGCCATGGATGGGCAGGGGGATTTAGGGAAACCAAGGCATTGGCCGCATGAGACACGTTGGAGGAAATGAAATGCGTGACGATATTCACCCTGGACCGCGCATCATCTCCGGTAAAGCGGAACTACCCTGCCTGAAACCGGAGCCCTGGATGATCCAGGCGTCCTGCGCCACCGCAGACCCGGACGCGTTTTTCCCCCATAAGCGTGGCGACGGTGATAGCGAGTCGATCACCGTGCAGTACCAATACGCCAAGAAGATATGCCGCTCATGCCCAGTCAGGGTTGAGTGTTTGACCTACGCGATCGTCAACGACGAACGCGACGGGATCTACGGCGGCTTAGGCCCTCGTGAGCGCGCGAAGATCATGCGTAACAGGGAGGCAAGCTGATGCCGCACTCAAGCCCTACCGACTGGATAGCCGGTGGAAGTGTCGCCGCAGACATCGTTGGATGCCTCACCGGTCTGGTCGCGGACCTGTCCTGGCAGGATAAAGCGGCGTGCCGTGGACTCCCTACGGAGTGGTGGTTCCCGGACCAAGGCGGCAGCCGGGAATGTAAGCGGGCCAAGGAAATCTGCCACGGCTGCCCAGTCAAACTCCAATGCCTCCAATTCGCGATAGAGGTACACGACCAGCACGGAATTTACGGGGAGCTGTCATTGAAGGACAGGCGCAGGTGGAACCAGGAAAGGAAAGCGGGCTAGACACCGCGAATGTCAGTGTATCGGAGGATAATTGAGGTATGGGAATGACTGATTTACAGAACGTCCACGAGCGCATTGCGGGCAAGCGTATAGCCTCCGTCGAGGCCGACGGTACGAGGCTGGTGCTAAACGATGGCACTGTGCTGCATCTCTACATGTCAGACAGTGACTGTTGTGCTTCCGCCGATGGGAAGTGGGTAATCCAGCCGGACGCGCTGGAGGCGATTATTACCGGCGTTCAGGTTACACCAGACGCGGATCGGAGCGGTTATGACGGTGACGGAAATACCAACTACGCCACCATCTCAATTCTGCACAACCAGAACCCCATTGCCCTTGCAGACTGCTATGCCAATGACGGTAATGGGGGCTACTACTTCTCCGTGCTATCCCTCCGTGTTGTCATGCCCGGTGACGAAGATGACGTCAAGGTGGAAGTCCTGAACTCTGACTCCTCGTCCAGCGATTGAGGAGGTAGTGAGAGTTGAGTGCTGAACCGCTGCAATGGGACCACAACCCAGATATTCGCGTCCCAAAGAATGGGTGCCGCGCCGAAGTTGACGGCGGTGCTTACATTCTGTTCAAGTACGGCGCTAGTTCGTGGCAGGTGCTTTTCAGCACTGGGTGGCATATACCCGATGAGGTCTATCTCGGCGACAGCGAATCAGACGCACTAGCCGCAGCAGAAGCTCACCATATCGCCATTAGGCAGAGAACGATCTACCGTCGAACGGGCAGGAGTGACGATGCCGCAGCGGATTCAGCGGAAGCGCACTAGGGGTTGGCGAATGCCCGAGGGTGCTATCTACGTCGGGCGACCGAGCCAATGGGGCAACCCGTTTCGACCTGTTCTCGTCGGTGGCGAGTGGCTCATAGAGGATGACAACGGCGTCCAGTACGACGGGTTCGGGAGCAAGGTAAGCGCTATCGGTCGGTGCGTTGCGCTCTACCGGTCGCTCGATATGACGTTCATGACAGACGCAGACCTAGACGAGTTCGTCGCGCCGCTACGGGGCCACGATCTCGCCTGCTGGTGCTCTCTCGATTCCCCTTGTCATGCAGACGTGCTGCTTGAACTCGCTAACGATCCACCGTCGAACGGAGAAGCTTTGTGAGCGAACTACGTAGAGCACTGTTGGTAGCCAAAGCGGAAGCGGCACTTATCCCCACCGGCCGACGGGCTGAGCTCGACCGCAGATTCACTGCGGCCCAGAAGGCGGCACAGGCTCACGCCACGTACAGGAGGTCCGCTTAGTGTCCGTCTCCGACAGCTTCTTTCTCGATAAAGGCTCCCAACACAAGCTCCGTGAAGAGTTGGCCAGCATCCCCCGCATGATCGGGGAGCTGTCCGTCACCCTCACCCGCCAGGCTCGCATCCAGAGGCCAGGGTTGAGTATGTCCCGAAGGCCCAAGCCTGAGTCTCAGGTCCCCATCCATATCGGGGCACACAACGCCGCTGACGTACTGCACAACTGCCTAGGTACGTGGGTGAGGCTGGTATGCGAACAACGAGCGATCGTGTGGGATAAGGGCAACGACATCATCACGCTGGCCAAGTGGCTGCGAGTCAACATGATCGCCCTAGCCCTCACTGAAGGTTCAGAAGAAGCGTACGAGGACATCAAAGCCGCTATCGATGACTGCTGGCGACAGATAGACATCCCCGCCGACGATGACATTGTGATCGACCGAGGACGAGTACATGAAGCGAACAAACACATCGTCACCGCCGACACCATCGAACCTATCGCCCGCCGGATAGGGGAGATGGGAAAGAAGCTGAATGCGCAGCGGGTGCACTCGCTTACCCGTGGTGGGCATCTGCGTCCAGTCTCTAGCGACCCGGACACGGGTAAGAAGTTCTACCGACTGGGGGATGTGCTGCACGCGCACAACAACTGCGAGAAACGAGACCGAAAGAAGGGCGCATGAGCGACGGACGCGGCATGTACATGAAGTACCGAGTTGAGCGGATGGACGGCAAGGATATGGGGCCATGTTTCATCCTTGAATACAAGAAGGATCGCCACGCGCGGGTGGCACTTGCGGCGTATGCCGACGCGTGCGCCGAGGACAATCCTGGACTAGCCCAAGACCTGCGGTGGACGCTAGAGGAGCTGGAGCGGTGAGGGTCGGGACCTGTCCGAAGTGTAAGCACTTGGAAGGTCGACACATCCAGTCCACGTACTTCGATGAAGAGACGTGGACTGGCCGATTCGTGTACGCCAGGTGCGATTGTGGCTGCACCCACTACGTCGTAGTGGAGCCGGTCTAGTGTCGGCCCTCGACTGTGAGGGGAGTGACCTAGATCCTGGTTGGTGCTGCACCCATAGATGCGATTTCAGGGACCCTAGGCATCCGCACTGCTGGCAGAACTGTGACGAAGAAGATTGCGCCGCCCCTGAGTGTGATTGGGTTGAGTAGTTCACGCTGGTCGCACATACTGCGCAGGCCAAGGTATCTCACGCATCTTCCACGCCTGCGTAGGGTTGGCCGCAGTGACCCAAACGATAGGCATATCGCGTCCGGGAACTACCCGAGTGGTAGTTAGACACTCAACTTCACCACCGGTTGCGGTGGTTACGTAGACACGCATTCTAGCTTCAATACCCATACGTCTAGCGTCGGTCTTGCCAAAAGATCTGTAAAGAAAAATCTATGCGACACCGCGTTATGGCAGTGCCTTATGGCAAGCCGCAAAGGGAGTGAAACTGATGAACGTATGGATAGTCTCTGCGCATCGGTCCTGGGGCGACAGGATTGAATACCACGGACACAGGGGGGATACCCACCGCTGGATGGGCTGGACGCGACCCATACCCAAGGTGGGGGAAGTTATTGAAACTGAATTGAAGTCCGGACGGGCGGCCCGCTTTCGGATAGTTGAGGTTGAGCGCGGGTACGGCACGGATGATATGTGGTGGGCCACAACCTCGGACGCGCCCATTTATGGAGCGACGACGTAACTGCCTCCACCTTGCATAAGTATATCGGTTCTGATATATTAATGAGGTGACCGACGAAAAGCCTCTCCGCTGGATAGGTACCTCACTTGAGGACCTACGGGACTTCCCCGAAGCGGCACGGCAGGACGCCGGTTACCAACTGGATAGGGTTCAGCACGGCCTAGAGCCCCACGACTGGAAGCCAATGCCAACAGTCGGCAAGGGCTGCCGCGAGATACGCGTACGCACCGAAGACGGCGCGTACCGTGTGTTCTACGTAGCCACCCTTGGGGATGTGGTGTTCGTACTGCACAGCTTCGTCAAGAAGTCACAGAAGACTTCCCAGCAAGACATCAACACCGGTAAGGCTCGATACAAGAAAGCGCAGGAGGAACTATGAGCGTATGGGACGACATCGCCGACACCCCGCGCGAAGCGGAGAACCTTCGCGTGCGGTCTGAGCTGATGATGGCAATCGAAAAGAAGATCAACGAGCGCGAATGGACCCAGGTCCAGGCCGCCGAAGCACTCGGACTGACCCAGCCTCGGGTGTCGGATCTGCTGCGCGGCAAGATCTCCAAGTTCTCCTTGGATGCTCTCGTGGACATCGCTTCCGGGTTGGATGTGCACGTGAAGGTGTGCGTCTGATTGCGACACGCCGACCAGGGGATATACCCCTTAACCGCTGTCAAGTAGTAAACTGCGCATAGGCGCGACTTACACCCATTCTTTTAAACCCCCATCGACATTTGTTCGGTGGGGGTTTTTCTATGCCCAAACGGAGGTTCCCTTATGCCTCTGTCTCGTGTCCGCTGCTGCATCCCCTGTGGCCGTATCCGCTACGCCCCCTGCTCTGCAGGGTGTCGAGTAGATCCCGAGAACGACCCAACAAGCTGGACAGAACAGGTGCCGCCGAGCGATGAAGCTGAGTAAGGAAGCGCGCAATACCGTCGCCGACTGCATCAGTAAGGGCATCCACCTGACGCTGGACGTTCAGTGCGATGGCGAGCCGATGGGCGGCTGGTGCGATAAGTGCGAGAAACCGTCGATGGTCGAAGTGCAACTGCGTGGCATCTCCACTGACGCCGTGTACGACCTCGGACCCGCCGTCGTATGTGCAAACCATGAGGCTGGCGATGATTGAATGTCTTGGTTGCGGCTCGACGGTGGGGCAAGACGGCGATTGCCCGCGCCCCGAACACTGCGGAAACTGCCCACCTTGGGACTGTGACGAATGCGGCCAGCAGTGCTCGATCAACACCCCTTGCGGGTGCTGGATTTTCCTTGAAGGCATGAACCTCGCCGACATCAAGGCGGTACTCGCCGCAGCCGATCTGAGTGTCAATGTGGAGGTGCCGCCATGCTCGACAGATTCTTCGCGGCACTAGCCGGCGCCATGGCCCCTCCACTCGTGGCCATGTGTGAGCGCATCGCGGATAAGAAGATCCCTGACGACACCGTGCCGAAGTTCATGGACGGCCTGCTGGATATCGCCCGCGACGGCGTTGACCGCGCCGTGAGTGTGGTGCAGACGTCCGCTGACGGTATTGCCGGTAGCGCGGAAGCTGAACTAGGTCAGCTCGGCTCGGAGATTAGGGGAGTGGTCAAAGCGGCCAACCCCATAGATATTCTCGGCAGCCTGTTCGGGCGACGCTAGACACCGCTGATGTCGCTGCACCGCAGTAAAATTGAGGTATGAGCATTGAGACCGAGCGGCAGTTGAATCGCCGCTGCATTGAGCTGCAAGACGAGATAATCCGCTGGGGCGAGAAGGCGCAGTGGGCGCTTGAGCAAGATGACACCGGATGGTGGGGCGATGTCCTCGGTGGCATCGTCAAGCGCGGCAAGCTGATGGCAGAGAAGGGCACCTAACGATGTGCCCTCCACGCTGTCAGAACTGCATCCATCCGCAGCATGACCACGAAGGCTGGTTTGGTCGCTGCACCCGCGACGACTGCGAATGTAAGGCAATGCAGGACTGACTTGCCCCTACAGCCTCTCCGTTCTACTATCGAACACATGTTCGACAAGGTGTCATACCGTATCGAAGGTGATGGACCCGTCACAGCGGTACTCACTTACCAAAACCGGGAGTACCGGCACACCTCCCGAACCATGTGGCTCGGACACGAAGACGGCATGCCCCAAGGCTCCATCCAACTCGACGAGCATGTGTGGGCGCGGCTACAGCGCATCAACGGAACCATAGAAGCCACCATCACCGACTCTAAGACTGGTGAAAGCTACACCCTCACACCTGAATAGACACCGCGACTTACGCTGTAGCTCGGTAAAATTGAGGTATGGATGATCCCGAGATTGAAGTCGCTGAGGCGGTGTGTAAACGGCACAACTGGGACGGCATGATGTTTTGCGCTTGCACTGCCGCTGCTCGTGAAGCTTTGAAGCGAGTGGGCGCCGATCTGCAATCCGTCGATGGCGTCTTAGGTCTGCTTCATCATCGAGGGCTTGTTGACTCCGAGCGCAATAGAGCTGATGTGAAAGCTGCCCTCGAAATCGTACAGAGGTACACCCGATGACTGAACCATCTCAAGCCCATATAGACCGGGCACGTGAACTCGGCCTCTCTTTCGATCCTTCTGATACATCGGATGAAGAGTTAAGCCGTGCTATCGCAACGTATGAGCGGGTTTACATCGAGGCGATGACCGAGAATGCTGGTAGGGACACTGATACTCCTACTGAGCGCCGCAAGATGCTGGGCGTATGGACTCAGCGCGATGAAGAAGAGGCCAAGGAAGCCGCTGAACGGCGGCGGATGTTCGGCTCCCGACGAATCCCACCCGCCTAGACACCGCTGATTCCTCTGAAACGTCGGATAATTGAAGGTATGGACATCACCGAGAAGCCATTGACCAACCTGGCTGACACAATACATACAGCCCTGATCGGACACAGGCCGGACGACTACGCCTGCTACTACAAGCAGCTTTTCAATGTGTTTGGAGCGCCCGGCATCCCGAACACCTACGAGGCGGTACTCAAGCGTTACGGCAGGGTAATCCATCGAGAGACATTCTGGCGGCGCAAGAGCGCAGAGAAGCAATGCATCGCATGGAAGCGCTTGTATGACGCCGTCGTACTACCACCTCCACAGTCCTAGACACCGCTGATCCCGTTGAAACGCGGGATAATTGAGGTATGAACGACGAATTGAGCTTCCTGCTTGAGGCGTCGCCGGAAGAGTGGGATACCTTCATTGGATGCCCACATACAGGCAAGTCCTACACGGAAGTGGGACGGCTAACCGGCGAGGTGTTCACGCGCTGCTGCGACTGTCACACGGCTTTGCCTAATCTCCCGTCCTAGCTGAATCCCTTTGGGAGGTAATCATGCTTGATGGTCAACCGTTGGGCGAGTACCCGGAACTGGGGCCGACGCACACCGCCGAGTATTTCGAGCTCCTAACACTGGCCTACTTAGCCAGGCTCATGGGTTACCACATCTAGTGCCATGCCCCTCACTGCTAACCAGCTCCGCATCCTAGAGGCGTTGCAGCGGTTACGTATAGCCCGTACTGAGGGCGATGTTGACGCCGAGCTCGTGGCCTACAGCCGCATGGATGAGCTACTGGATCGTGAACCTAGGGGCATAGGTTCCGTTTCGCCGATCGCGCCATAGCCAACAGATTGGCTGGTGTCGCGTTCGGATAGTTGGAGTGCGAGGCGACCTGCTCGGGGGTTTCCCCGTTGCGCAAGTCATTGCACATGCCGTTCCCGGCGGCCAGTAGGAACGGCCGGGACTGCCACATCACTTGAAAACCCTGCCCGGACAGTTCGTCCAGGTAGGCGTCATCGTCCGCGTACGCCGCGGGCGCGAAAACAATGCTGGCCGCTACGGCGGCTGCAGCTGCGATCTTGATCATTGGCGGATCGTAGACCTCCACCCCGACGGGTACAGGCGAAACGGGAGATCAGATGGCCGTGCAGCACTGCGAGTACTGCGGCCGCCGCCTCCGGTACGACTGCTGCCCGCACTGTGAAGAGGGTGAGTAGTGCTCGGGGTAGCGATCACCACCCACAACCGCCGAGATGTCCTCCTCAACGCGTTAACGCACTGGATCGAGCACACCTCGGCTGATGTGCCAATTGTCGTTGTGGACGACGGCAGCGACGAGCCCCTATGCCTTGAAGGCTGGCGCGGTATCCCGGTGCATCGAGTTCCTAGCGTGAGCGTTGTTCGCCATCCACAACCTATGGGGATAGCGGTGGCGAAAAACCGTTGCATCGCCGAGCTCATGGACTTGGGGTGCGACCACCTGTTTCTCGCTGACGACGATGTGTGGCCCACCGTAGACGAGTGGTGGAAGCCTTACGTTGAGTCGCCGGAACCGCATCTGTCGTTCCAGTGGCCCAGCGGCGGCCGACACAGCGTCACCCACCAAGACGAGCAGCATTTCGCCATCGGATTCCCCCGCGGAGTTCTCCTATACGCCGAACGCCGAGTGATCGACACGGTGGGCGGCATGGACACCGGATATGGGGCGCACGGCGGCGAACACGTCGACTGGTCACAGAGAATCCACGACGCAGGGTTGACGCGATGGCCGTTCGCCGATGTCCGAGGATCACACAACTTGATCTACTCCCGCGACAAAGCCGAAGGAAACCGAACAGGTTCTTCCCGGTTTGAGCTTCCCGAGCGTGCCCGGATGTGTGAGGCCAATGGAAACCGTTGGGGCCACAAGCACCCAACATGGCCGTACTTTCCATTCCGGGGAGGCGAGGGCGTCCAGGACTACCAGTTAGGCCCGTACTTCCCGCCCGCGGAGCATTATTCGCTGCTGCGGCATGTGGTCGGTTTGAGACCTTCCGGTGTGGCTTTGGAGTTTGGGGTGGGTAAAGGCGAATCGACCCGCATCATTGCCGAGCACATGCCGGTGATCGGATTCGACAGCTTCACCGGACTGCCTGAGGATTGGCGCGACGGATTCCCTAAGGGGTCGTTCGCGCATAAACCACCAGCCATCAACAACACTCGCCTAGTGATAGGTCGGTATGCCGACACCCTGCCAGGGTTCACGTTCCCTGAGTGTGGTTTGGTGCATATCGACTGCGACCTGTACTCGTCCACGGCAACAGCTCTGGAATATCTACAGCTCAAGCCTGGAACTTATGTCGTTTTTGATGAGTGGCACAGCTACGACGGCTGCGAAGACCACGAGATGAAAGCCTGGCGCGAATATGCCGACCGCACCGGCATCAACTGGTGTGTGGTTGGGCATTCGCATGAGGCTTGGGCGATTCGGATCACCTAGGGAGTTGTGTTGCGAGTCATCCTCTTTGTGTTCGCGGGCCGTAAAGCCAATATGCAACTCCAGGTACCGTACATCAAACGCATCCTGGCTGAGCATCCGAATGTTGAATACGACATCTGGAACCTCGCCCGCGACCCCAAGGACGCGGAGTATCTGCAAACCATCACGGGCGAGCGGATCACCGTCCGTAACGACTTCCATGGCGGATGCCATTGGACCGGTTTCAACAAGGTGTGGTGGTACTACGCCCAACCCGAGTATCGGGACTGTTTGTTCGTCAAGGTCGATGACGATGACGTGTTCTTCGAGACCGCACGCTTCGGTGAATACCTTGAGGCGATAGACAACAACCGCGGCAGCGTTGTCTCCGCGCTGACCGTGAACAACGGCGCCTCAACATGGTTGGAGCCGCTGATTTGGCGCGGCTTCGAGAACCTGAACATCCCTTTGTTGGATGTGCACATGTCCGGCGACTACGCCCACATGTCACACGAGCATTTCCTGACCAATTGGCGGGATGTGACTGGTCAACCCAACCAGGTCATCCCGACGACGGACTGGTTGTCGATCAACTGCATCGGACTCGACCACCCCACCCTGAAACGCATCGCAGACCTACTGGACACCCCTTCGCCTGCCCATATCGCAGGCAGGGATTGGCCGCACGGCTTCAAGATCGGTGACGAAGGTGCAGCCAATATGCAGCCCCGAGTCATCCATAGAGGGTTTGTGGTGTCGCACCTATCGTTTGGACCTCAAGAACTCCCCGATGAGACGTGGGACCAGCTGCGCGCTGGTTATGCGAAGGTCGCAGGGGAGTACCTGTGAACGTCGCCGTGATCATCCCGTTCCGGGACCGCGGTAAGGACCCTCTAAGGCCCGCGAATCTGCGACGCGTCCTGATGGGCATGGAGGGGCTGTACCGCATCCATGTTGTTGATGACGGCCGCTCAGGCTATGAGTCGTTCAATCGATCCGCCGCATATAACCGCGGTGCCGACATGGTTGACGCCGATGTACTTATCTACTGCGAATCAGATCTGCTGGTCGACCCTATCCAGATTCGGGAAGCGGTCGCGCTGGCTTCGTTGACACCAGGTTTAGTCGTTCCGTTCTCACGCTTCATGGCCATTGCCCCCGAGGACTCGGTTCGCGTCCGAGACCTTGAGTTAGAGCCCGAAGAAGCTGTATCGCATCAGGTCCGAGGCGACCGTCAGTCGATCGGTGCCGTCAATGTCGTCTCCCGGGAATCACTCTCACTGATCGGTCAATACGACGAGTCGTTTGAGGGTGCTTGGTATGACGATGACGCGATGTGCCGAGCGTTTGAGGTGTGCTGCGGCCCAACCCGCTTCATAGACGGCCCCGGATATCACCTGTACCACCTACCCGGCGCCAGCGGCGATCATTTGACCGACGCTGATCGTGCCGCCACTGAACGCAACAAGGCCCGCTACCAGCTGTACCGGCAGGCAACAACACCGGAACGTATCCGCGAACTCACCGCAGGGGGTGTGTGATGGCCGACCATCTCATCACCGGCCCTGACGGCATCCAGTACACCTTGGCGGAGTGGGTGAACTCCCACATCGTTGGAACTTTCGAGCAGATGCTCCCCGGCGGGAAGACCCGCAAGGGCGGTGCCTGCTCGTGTGGGTGGCGCACCCCGCCTTTCGATCCTGTCGGTGATCGCGCTAAAGCGATGGCCGATGAACATAAGCGTCTAGAAGACCTCGCTGATGAGATGCGAAGGGAGAATGGTTAATGGCAGCCTTCGTGTACTTCACTGTGGCCGACACCTATCAGGCCATCGTCTCTGATGGGTCTGATGAGGGTAGCGAGCCGGATCTGAAGATGATTTCCGGCACGGTCACTTTCACTCCGTCGGTGAAGGAAGTGCTGGCCACCATCTCCGATATCCCCACCACGGTGCGTTTGGAGCCGATCATTGGCCGCATCGAGGAAGACGGTGTGCTGAAGACTCTCGATTCCACACCAGGTGTGAAGCTGCTCGCCAACACCGAAGCAATCGGGCCACTGCCTGAGCTGACGTATCGGGTGGACTTCACGAACGTGGTCTACAACCGCAAGACCAACCAGCGCATCGAACCGTTCCGGTTCGCCGCTGCCACAAGCGCCACCACGCTGCGCTTGTCTTCGGTTGAGCGCCTGCCGCTTTAGGCACACGTACTAGGCGCCCCTACCCGTCCAAAGGTAGGACCAGTTAAGTCAAGTCGAGAATTGAGGGAACAACTATGTCTGTCGACGTGATCCATGTGCCAGGCGGTATCGGTGGCCGCTACGAGGATTACTACTTTCCTGTCCAAGCGGCGCAGGTCCGAAACCTGCTAGGCAAGATCCTGACCCATATCGAGGCCATGAACCTTCCACCGCGCGTTGAGAAGGCCAACAAAGACCTGGTCCGCCAATCCATCTGGGACTGGTGGTCCGACGCCATGGAGAACTCCACCACCTCAGCGGGCGGATGCATTGGGCCGATCGAGAACATTCGGGAAGCCCGCACATCTGACGACAAGCCAAACCGATATGTGTGGCACACGACGGTTGGAGAGCTGGCGCCCAAGGCGCCGAAGATGTTCGTCACATACAGAGACAAGCGCTGATGAGCGACGAGCAGTACTTCGGCCCCTTCTGGGTCGGCATCAAGACTCGAGATTTCTGCGGTAAGCGCCTACCGAAGCGAGATCATAAGCCGTGGATCGACGACGGCGTCTATGGGGAGATCTACTGGGGCGATAGCGCGGGGGCCCGCGAGCTCGCGCAACATCTACTCGACGCAGCGGACGCCTATGACGCACTCGCTTCGGAGTTCAACTCATGAGACCCGACGAACGCATGAACCAGCTCCAGCGAAGAGTGGTTAACCATGCCCTGGCGGATCGGATGCTGAAAGTATCGCGGGGCGAGCCGATATCCGTTATGCGGGGATGGGCCAAGGATGGAAAGACCTTTCACTTCCTTGAGCCAGACCTATCTGGCGTGGATTGGCACCATGAGATGCAGAGGCTTTGGTGGGCTTGACCTACCGCATCGGCATAGTTGGCCATAACAAGCGGGCCGCCGCGGCCCATAACCTGATGGAAGCTACTGGTGCAGCGTTCCTGTCGTTAGACAACGGATCTAAGGGCTGCAACGGCAACCACCGCCATGTACTCGAGTGGCTATCCACCAGCCCTACTGAGTGGGTAGTTGTCCTTGAGGATGACGCCCAACCCATAGACGACTTCCGCACACAGCTCGATAAAGCGCTCACCGCGGCCCCTTGTGACATTGTGTCCCTGTATTTGGGGACCAACTATCCGCGTCTATGGCAGCGCGGCATACAACGCGCCACAACCCAAGCCGACCAAACTGATTCGCCCTGGCTGGTATCCGAGCATCTACTACACGCAGTGGGGTATTGCATCCGCACCACCCTGGTACCTGATCTTCTCGACGCCCTACCTGAGATGCCCATTGACGACGCCATCACCACATGGGCCAGAGACCAAGAGCACCGCATCGCCTACACATGGCCAAGCCTCGTAGACCACGAGGATGCGGACACCTTGATCTCCAAGCGCCCCACACGTAACGCCCCACGCAAGGCCCACCGCACAGGCACACGCACCCAATGGGCTGGCCCCACCGTAGAACTGGAGTACTGCTGATGCCCGAAGAGATGACTACGGCCGCCTTTCATGTCGATGCGGGCACGTCCCGTACGGAGCGCACCACAGTAAGTGCAACGTTCGAAGTCGTGGGTTGCGAAGCCGTGATTGATCTAGGTACCTCCTAAGGGGGATTCACTAATGCCCGTCCTAGTCTGCTCACGAGGCAAGGAATACGTACACCCATCAGGCACGCACTACCTGTCCAGTCCCACCAATGTGCTGCACATCTTCAATGGTGAAACCAACGTCGCGTCCTACCGCGAATGGGACTATGCCTGGATACCCAACGGAGAACCCGGCACAGGCCAACACGTCGACAACTCGATCAACTTCAACAGGCCAGTCGGTGTCACCACCGTGGAGGAGCAGCAGAAGCGCGCGCGTCTGCAGTTGTCCCGAGATGGCCATGCCCCGCGCACCTAGAGTCTGCGCACACCCTGACTGCACAGAGCTGGTGCATGGCGCTAGGCGCTGCCCCCAGCATCAGGTAAGCGGCTGGTCCTCTAGTCCACGCACCGCATCCGCAGGACGCACAGGAACCAGCGCATGGAGACGCACCAGAGCCTACGTCCTACACCGCGACAACCACACATGCCAGATACGCGGACCACGATGCACCACCCACGCCACCGAAGTCGACCACATCAAACCAGTCAGCCTCGGCGGCACAGACTTCGCAATCAACTGCCAAGCAACCTGCCACACCTGCCACGCCTGGAAAACCGCACAGGAAGCCAACACGGCCCGGCAATGACCCCCTGGGGACCACCCCCACCCCACCCCACGCCCCGACATCGGCCAGACGCCGTCTTTTCGGCCTGTACGGGTTCCCCAGCTTTTCCGGCCCCGAAACGGGGCGTCCAAGTCCCGAAACGGGAGGTTGATGATGCCTGGACCCACCAAGAAAGATCCGAGTCTGGTTGCTCGGCGCAATAAGACGACGACCAGGGCTGTTTTGTCTGCCGATCACGACATTGAAGCGCCCGAGCTCCCTGCGGAGATCGCGTGGCATTCGATGACGAAGCGTTGGTGGGCTGATATTTGGTCGTCTCCGATGGCTCCCGAGTATGCGGAGTCGGACATCAACGGTTTGTTGCGTGTGGCGATGTTGTACAACGACTTTTGGTTGGCGGAGACAGCGAAAGAGCGGGCTGAGATTCAGGTTCGGCTCGAGAAGGCCGATGTCGACTACGGAACTAACCCGATGGCTCGGCGCCGGCTGGAATGGCAGATCGAGCAGTCGGAGGATTCGAAGGCAAAGGGACAGAAGCGCCGCGGCGTCCCCAACCCCGCCCCGATGCCAGAACCCGACTCCGATCCGCGGCTCAAGCTAGTCCAATAGTCCCGCCATGGCGGTTCTGATTGTTCCGCCGCTCGACCTGTCCTACCCGACATTGGGGCCGCAGGTCTGCCAGTTCATCGAAGAGCGGATGGTGTTCGGCCCCGGATCCCTATCGGGGCAGCCGGCACGCCTCGATGACGAGAAGCGCGGCATCATCTACCGCCTCTACGAGATCTACCCGCAAGGGCACCGGCTTGCGGGGCGGCGCAGGTTTCAGCGTGGAGCCATTGAGGTCCGTAAGGGGCTGGCGAAAACCGAGCTCGCCGCTTGGATATCGGGTTGCGAGCTGCACCCCGAGGCTCCGGTTCGGTGCGACGGGTTCGACGCCAGCGGCAATCCGGTCGGCCGGCCCGTGGAGTCGCCCGTCATTCCGATGATGGCGGTCACCGAGGAGCAGGTGGAAGAGCTCGCGTACGGCGTGCTCAAGTATGTGCTCGAAAATGGGCCTGACGCGGAACTGTTCGTGATCACTAAAGAGAAGATCATCCGAAAGGGCTGGAACGGAACCGAAGACGGCTTTGTCGTCGCGGTATCCAACGCCCCCGGATCCCGAGACGGTGCACGAACCACCTTCCAGCACTTCGATGAACCACACCGATTGTTCATGCAGCGGATGCGGGACGCGCACGAAACGATGCTCCAGAACATGCCGAAGCGGCCCCTCGAGGATCCGTGGACGCTGTACACCTCCACCGCGGGCCAGCCGGGGCAGAACAGCATCGAAGAGGATGTTCTCGCCGAAGCGGAAGCTATCGACAAAGGTGAGGTTGACGACCCCAGCCTGTTCTTCTTCCGCCGATGGGCCGGCGACGAGCACCGCGACCTATCCACTGTGGAGAACCGGATCGCAGCCGTCGCAGACGCCACCGGCCCCGTAGGGGAGTGGGGCGTCGGCCAGTTTGAGCGGATCGCAAAGGACTACGACCGCAAGGGCATCGACAAAGCCTACTGGGAACGGGTGTGGCTGAATCGGTGGCGCAAATCTGGCTACCAAGCGTTCGACATGCTCAAAGTCGAATCCCTGCGCTTCGAGGACGAAGACAAACCGTGGGGTCCGATACCGGACGCCGCGTTCGTCACCGCAGGGTTTGACGGCGCGAGGTTCCGTGACGCCACTGCACTCACCATCACGGATATCGAGACCGGACGGCAGATGCTTTTGGGCTGCTGGGAGCGCCCTGAAAACGCTGAGGACTGGGAAATCCCAGAGGATGAGGTCACGGACCTAGTCACGGACATGATGTCCCGGTATGAGGTGTGGCGCATGTACTGCGACCCGCCCCACTGGACAGAAACCGTTGCTTCATGGGCGGCCCGATTCCCCGATCAAGTTGTCGAGTGGTTCACCCAACGCAAAACGCCTATGGCCGCCGCGGTTAGGGCGTATGTCGAGGCTATCGATTCCGGGATTGTCACTTATGGCGAAAACGCCTGGCAAGAGACGCTGATCAAGCATATGGGAAACGCTGGCAGACACGAGTTGAAGCTCCTTGACGACCAGGGAGCGCCGCTGTGGATCCTCCAGAAGCAAGACGGGCGCCTCGAGGACAAGTTCGACGCAGCAATGTCCGCGGTCCTGTCCTGGACAGCCTGTGTCGATGCTCGACGATCCGGGGCTAAGCCGCGGCCGAAATCTTATGTGCCGAGGCGCATCTACTAAATGACAGAAGGGAGTCCCATGGCGTCTACACCAGAAGAATGGCTCCCCATCCTGACCAAGCGCATCGACGACAACATGCCGCGAGTCCGGCTCCTGGACCGGTATGTGTCCGGCGACGCACCGCTACCGGAGCAGTCGAAGAACACGAAAGCATCCTGGAAAGCGTTCCAGAAGATGTCCCGCACCAACTGGGGCATGCTGATACGAGACTCAGTTTCTGATCGCATCGTGCCGAACGGAATCACAGTCGACGGGTCCGCGGACTCGGAGACTGCTAAGCAGGCGCAACGCATCTACCGCGACAACCGCATGGATGCCGTTGTGCGGCAGTGGCTCGACTACGGGCTGACCTTCCGCGATTCATACCTGACTTGCTGGCAGGGAAATGACGGCCAGGCAATAATCACCGCCGATTCCCCCGAAACCATGTACGCCGCAGTAGATCCCCTGCAGCCTTGGCGAGTGCGTGCCGCGATCCGCTACTGGCGCGACATAGACGAAGAGAAAGACTTTGCGTTCGTTTGGGTGAACGGTGCGCGCCAGAAGTTCTCACGCCCCTGCTACGTGCAGAACATCAACTCCAAGCGCCTCATGACCAGAATCTCGGGCGGTTGGGAGCCTGAAACCGACCTGATCGAGACTGACGGCGCCCCACCTGTGGTTGTGTACACCAACCCGGGCGGTGCTGGGGTTTTCGAGACCCATATAGATCTCATCAACCGCATCAACTCCGGCGTTCTGCAGCGCTTGTCGACGATGGCGATGCAAGCGTTCCGTCAGCGCGCTCTAAAGAAGGAGGGAGACAAGCCCCTACCGGCGGTCGATGACAAAGGCAACGCCATCGACTATGCGGCCATCTTTGAACCAGCCCCCGGAGCGCTGTGGGATCTCCCACCAGGTGTTGACATTTGGGAATCTGCCACAACCGATGCAAGCCCCATGCTCGCCGCGTCGAAAGAAGACATCCGGCATCTCTCGGCGGCCACGAAAACGCCCCTTCCCATGCTGATGCCCGATGGCGCAAATCAGACGGCGGAAGGCGCGATGAACACCGAGAAGGGCTTCATTTTCAAGTGTGAAGCATGCCTAGCGGTAGTGAAACTCGGCCTCGAAGCCATCATCGTTAAGGCGCTAGAGACCGAAGGTGTCGCAGACGTAGGCAATGTTGAGGTGTCATTCGAGGCGCCAGCCCGTGTGACACTCTCTGAGAAGTACTCTGCCGCAGCACAAGCGGCGGCAGCAGGGGAGCCGTGGGGCTCAATTGCGCGGAACATCCTCAAGTACTCACCCGACCAGATTGCACAAGTCGAAAAGGATCGGGCCAAGGAAGAGGCGATGGCGCCACAAGTAGCGCCACCTGCTCCACAAGACTTCCCCCAGTAGGGGGTTCGCCCGTACGGGCGCCACCAATGCGAAACGCAAAGGAATTTCACATGTCTGATGTGACCCCGAATGACATGCCGGGAGCCGTAACGGAACCGGGCGAACCAGAAGGAACCGTAGACGCCATCAAGGCGCCGAAATCCGAAGCCAAAACCGATGGTTTGACCGCTGAGGAACGGCAAGAGCTGGACAGACTTCGCGCCACCCGCGTTGAGGAACGACGCTGGGAAAAGCGCGCGAAGGAAAACTACGACGACGCCACCAAGTGGCGTGAGCTCATCGAGAAGAGCGGCGGAGACAAGAAAGAGTTCGACCCAAGGGCCGAAATCGACAAGATCCGAGCCGAACTGACCACCGAACGCACCGAACGGTTGCGATCAGAGGTCGCCAGAACCACCGGAGTTGACCCTGAGGACATCAAGGGCGGCACCGAAGAAGAGATGCGCGAATCCGCCGAACGGTGGAAGGTGCGTTTCAACGCTCGACTCGAAGAAGCGATCAAGTCGAAGTCCGCACCGGCCGCAGCGCCGGCAGCCGAGGTTACTTCAGACAAGAAAGTCACCGGTCCCAAGCAGTTGACCCGTGATGACCTCAAAAACATGTCCCCCAAGGCGATTCGAGAAGCCCGCGAGAGCGGGCAGCTCGACGAGCTGATGGGGAAGTAAGCATAGGAAGGAGCCAGTCAGATGGCTGTTACCCATTTCATCCCCGAAATCTGGTCGTCCTACATTCTTGAGCGCTACATGGCCAAGAATGTGTTCGCCTCCCTCGTTGACCGCAAGTACGAAGGTGAAGCCCGCAAGGGCAACACCATCCACATCCCCGGTGTGGTCGCCCCGGCGGTCAAGGACTACAAGGCGGCTAGCCGCACCACGTCGGCAGACGCCATCAGCGACACCGGAATCGACATCCTGATCGATCAGGAGAAGAACTTCGACTTCTACGTCGACGACATCGACAACGCGCAGTCGAACGAAAACCTGCTGCCGCTGTACACCGACGCCGCCGGTGACTCGCTGGCCACCGACGCCGACCAGTTCATCGCCAACCTGCTTGTCGCCAACGCCACCGGCATGCCATGGTCGTCCAACCCCACCACGGGAGATGGCGCGTTCAACGTCGTCAAGGACGCCCGCAAGCTGATGAACAAGGCCAACGTTCCTGACGACGATCTGCGTGTCGCGGTTGTGAACGCCGAGTTCGAAGCCTTGCTGGTCGGTGCTGATTCGAAGCTCACCAGCTTCGATTCGTCCGGCGACACCGCTGGTCTGCGCAACGCCACTGTTGGAAAGCTGCTCGGATTCCGTGTGGTTACCTCGAACAACCTGCCTGAGTCTGACTCGCCGCAGGCCGTGTTCTTCCACCAGCGTGCCGCAGCGTTCGTGTCTCAGATTGACGAGGTCGAAGGCATGCGCGCACAGGACAAGTTCGCCGACCGCATCCGCGGCCTGCATGTGTACGGCGGCAAGGTCGTTCAGGCCCCCGGCGTGCTCGTCTTCAACCGGGCCGGCAGCTAGTGCTGGCATCTCCCGCTGACGTCGCCCACGCCCTAGGGCTGGAAGACGAGAACGAGCTCACCGCCTCCCAGCAGGCCCGTGTCGAGGGCCTGCTGGAGAGGGTGTCTCGAAGGTTTCAGCGGGAGGCCGGACGAACCCTGACCGCAGGGGCGGTGACCGTGCGTGCACTCACGGTGGAGGGCCGGGTACATCTACCGGACCCCCCGTCTGGAGACACTGTTACGGTCACCGACCTCTGTGGTAACACGCTCGAAGGTGTCATCGAGGGCGACTACGTTGATGTCACCCGCAACGGGTGCCCTGTCGCCACGGGTGAAATCCTTGTCGTCGAATACACCCGAGATGAGCCGCCCCAGGCCGCAATAGATGCGGTAGCGGCGATGGTCGCGCGCCACCTCACGGTGGAACCCGGTTCACCCGAATCGAAGTCCACCGACCTCACCGCGGGCGCGGATTTTCGGCAGCGTCTTGCCGACTGGGTGTCTGACACATCCTTGTTCACCGACGAGGAACTAGCGGAGGCGAGAAGCTACCGCTACCCCGTCCCTAATGTGATCATCCACCGCCTGTGACCTTCGAATCACTGGCCAGGATCCCGGTCACGTACACCCCATACACGGGTGTCACTCAGGATTCCCTAGGGAACGATGTTCCCTCATTCGGCCCCACAGTGGACCTGAAGGCGTACTCGTATGCCCCGCACCGGACTGAAGACACGGACGGGCACACCTCACGCGATATCGCAGAAGTCGATCTAGCCATGCCCCCCATGACCGTTGATCTGATGTCCCGATTCGGGATCAATGGGAAAACCTACGAGGTGGTGGGTGAACGCGACGAAACAGGCGGATTCCACGGCTGGAAGCCAGGAATCATCGTCGAGCTGAAAAGGGTGACCGGATAGTGGCCAAGTTCAGGCTGAATCGTAAGGCGCAGAGCGAATTGACGAAGGAAATCGTCGAGAAGGTCTGCGTTCCCATGATGCAGCGGGTCGCTGACGCCTGCAACCAAGAAGCGGGACTGGAAGACGGTTTCCGCGTCTCGGTAGAAGGCGATGATCCTTTGGATAAGCGCGACTACCGGGCAACAGCTATCGCCGCAACGGCAGAGGCCATCCGGTACGACCACAAGCACGACGCACTGCTACACAACTTTGGCGAGGCTGGCTGATGTTCGCCTACCACGCCCAAGTGGTCAGGGACTGGCTGGACGAAAACATGCCGGTTCGGGTGTCCACTGACGTGCCGAAAACGCGCCCAGCGCAGCTGATCACAATCGATTCAGCGCCAATCTCTAGCGGATACTCGGGAACCAAAGCCCGCGTACTCGCACGGCGCCGACTGATCATCTACTCATGGGGCGCCAACGAACTGGACGCATACAACCTGATCGAGCAGACGCGTGAATGGCTCCTCAAACTCCCCGGCAAGGGCCGCGGAGTGCACGCTGTAGACATCGCAGGGGAACCTGCCCGCCGCGATGACATCGAAAGCGAAACGCGACGGTTCGTGATGACCGTCGATGTATTAATGCGTTCAAATCCCTGAATTTACAACTAAATACACCCTTTCAAAGGCTCGGCTGCACCGATCTGCTTCTGAAAGGGGCACATCATGGCTGAAGAAGTCGGCAACGTTTTCGCCGCAGAGCCGTCCGCCGCTGGGGCCGCGTTCGTCGCCCCGCTCGGAACTACCCTCCCAACCAGTGTCGACGGAGTGCTCGATGCCGCGTTCGTCGGTCTTGGGTATGTCGGCGAGGACGGTATCACTGAAACATCGGAGCGGTCCACCGATGAGAAGAAAGACATGGGTGGCCGCATCGTCAAGGTGCTGCAGACCGAGTACAACCACTCGTTCAAATTCGTCCTCCTGGAATCGCTGAATGCCGATGTCCTCAAGGCGATCTACGGTGCTTCAAACGTCACCGTCACCCCCGCTGACGGTACTCACGGCACCCAGGTGAAGGTCCGCAAGACCAGCAAGAAGCTGCCCCACCAGACGTGGGTGTTCGACACCATCGACTCGGAGCTGTCCGCGAAGTACCGCAACTGCGTCGCAGACGGGCAGGTCATCTCTGTTGGTGATGTGACCTTGGCTAGCAAGGACACCATCGAATACGAGGTGGAACTGAAGGTCTTCGAGTCGTCCACCGGTGAATACGTGACCACGTACACCGACGACGGGCGGATCGCGGGCTCCTAATAGACGCGGCGGGGCCGAATTCCCCTGCAGCCGAGCGCGGCCCCGCCGCTCTCCAAGCGCTACGGCTGCACACAAACCCCTTGAAAGGGCGCTCATGGCTGCAAAAAACGCAACACCCTACGTCCACATCGTGGAAATCGAAGGCGTCGAAAAGAAGATCAACCTCAAACCCTTCGGGTCCGTTCCATCCGGTGTCATTCGGCGAAACCGCAAGAACCCCGAAGAGGGTATGTGGGAAATCTTTGAGTGGGGCGCGGTCTCGGAAGCCGATCTTGCTGTGTTCGACGAGCTGCCCCTAACTGAGGTGGAAGACCTTTTCACCGCCTGGCAGGAGGCCGGACAGGTCACCGTGGGGGAATAGTCGCGCTTCTCGACCTCATCGAGAAGCATGGCACCGCACTAGAATACGACCTGATCAAAGACGGGCTACGCCTACGTGACTGCCCGTCTGACGAATTCAACTGGCGCGATCTGTGGGTGTATGTCAATCACCCGGAAGAGACAAGCGCGCTATGGAAGTCCAGGAACCCGAAGTATGCGGGCTGGACTCTGACTACCCGCCTTCTGGCGATTATCGCCAATGCGCTGCGCTGGCTGGTGTGGGCGAAAACCAAGGACGGACACCGTAACCGGAACCGTCCGGTGCCAATCGGCCCTGATATGGGCGATCAGCAGTCACGCCCCGGCCTGAAAGTCAAAGCCGCGCCCCTCTCGAAGGTCAAAGAGCTACTCGGCCTTTCAGGCGAAGAGCGGCGCGAGAAGAAACTGCGAAACCTGTTCGGAAATTAGGAGGTGACACATGGCTGTTGAACTTTCATCGGGATATGTGTCTGCCACCGTCAGGTTCGATGGGGTCAACAGGGGCATCAGCAAGCTCTTTGACAACGTCCAGAAGCAGGCAGTCAGCGCGGGAAAGAGGACCGGCTCCGCATACGCTAAAGCCCTTGCCGACGAGGCGAAAACCGCTGCGGATCAAGTTAAAAAGATCTCCGAAACGGTCGCTAAGTCTCGCGACAAAGAAGCTGACGCCGCGGGCAAGCTCAAGGTGGCCCTTGAGAAGCTGAATGAGGCTCGCGAGGCGGGAACCAAGGGCTCGAAGCTCACCGCTTTGTCGGAAGCGCATGCGTCGGCGATGCGTAAGCAGCAGGCCGCGGCGAGTGAACTCGCCAAGGACTTGGATGCGGTAGCACGCGCCCAGAAGCGTGCCTCCGACGCGCAGTCCGCGATCGACAAGTCGTCCAAGCCGATACGTAACCAGGTATCCAAGCTCCTCTCTGGCTCATCTGACGCCGCAGGACGTGAAGGCGGACTTGCGGGGCGCAGGTTTGGCGATTCATTCTCCAGTGCGCTACGCACAACCGGGATTGTTGCTGCGGGTACCGCGGTAGGGAACCTGGCTGCTAATGCGATGACTAAGGCTGCGAGCCTGGCCACGAGCGGTGTTTCAGCGGTTGTCACCAAGGGCTTGGACTTCGAGAAGACCATGAACACCCTCTCGGGTGTCACAGGTGCTTCGGCAGACGTGATGCAGCGGTTCCGCGACACCGCCAAGGCCCTCGGTAACGACATGACGTTGTCGAATACCTCGGCTGCTGATGCGGCGCAGGCCATGACGGAGCTTGCCAAAGCCGGTTTCTCGGTGGATGAGTCAATAACCGCGGCCAAGGGCACCCTGCAACTAGCCGCCGCCGCACAGGTGAGCGCCGGACAAGCTGCCGAGATCCAAGCCAACGCGCTACAGGCATTCGGATTGAAGGCCGACTACGCCTCTAAAGCTGCCGATGTGCTGTCCAATGCCGCCAATGCATCATCGGCAGAGATCACCGATGTCGCGTTCGCTCTTCAGGCTGGCGGTTCTGTCGCACGCCAGACGGGGGTGTCCCTCGAGGACACCGCGGCAAGTATCGCACTGTTGGCCAACAACGGAATTAAGGGTAGCGACGCTGGAACCCTGTTGAAGTCGGCGCTTTTGAAGCTCTCCGCCCCGAGTGATCAAGCCTCGGGGGCGCTGCAAGAACTGGGCGTGAGCGCTTTCGATGCGCAGGGCAACTTCGTTGGCATGGAAGCCCTGTTCGGGCAGCTGCAGGCCGCATCCAAGCGCATGACGCCCGAAATGTATGCGATGAACACCGCCCTCGCGTTCGGATCGGATGCCGCACGTCTGGCAGGTGTGGCGGCCAAGGACGGCGCAGCAGGATTCGACAAGATGCGCGACGCCATGAACCAGGAAGGTTCAGCGTCGAAGCTGGCGGCAGCCCAAAATCAGGGCCTACCTGGCGTAATTGAGCGGCTGAAGAACGCTGCGGAAACCCTCGCCATCACGTTGTTCGAGAAGATCCAAGGCCCCCTGTCAAGCATCGGCGATGGACTGACCGGATTCACGAACAAGATGCAGGACGCTTTCGAGAACCCTGCCGTGAGCCAAGCCGCGGGGAATATCGGTTCAGCTCTGTCGACCATCGGAACCGCCTTCGGAAACGTCCTGTCTGCGGTCGGTCCGTCGTTGGTGAGCGGACTATCCGATGCGGTCAACCTGATCGTCCGGTTCAAAGATTTCCTCATCCCACTAGTGGCCGGTTTGGCCGCCTACAAGACGGTGATGCTCGCCATCACTGTCGCCACTAAGGCGTGGGCTGCCGTGCAAGCACTGTTGAATATTGCACTCACAGCCAACCCGATCGGCCTGATAATCGCCGCAATCGCCGGTTTGGTCGCCGGAATTGTGGTGCTGTACAAGCGCAACGAGACATTCAGAAACATCGTCCAGGCCACGTGGACCGCCATCAAGAACGTTATCGGGGCGGTGTGGGGCTGGCTATCCACCACCGTATTCCCGGCACTGAAAACCGCGTTCACCGCCATCGGCACAGGGGCGATGTGGCTGTGGAACAACGCCATTAAGCCAGCTTGGAACGGAATCAAGGAAGTTATCGGCCTCGCGTGGGAGGTCGCCTCCGATCTGTTCGCGAACTGGAAGCGCGCAATGGACCTGCTGGGTCAGGGCGCATTGTGGCTGTGGAATAACGCGATTTCCCCGGCATGGGAAGGCATCAAGACCGCTATCAGTGCGGCCTGGAGATTCGTGTCACCAATCTTGGATAAGTTCTCCGAGGGGTGGGACGCGCTCAAGTCCGGCATCTCTGGCGCTTCAAGCGCGATCAAAGACGCTGTTACCTCGGCATTCTCGGGACTAGCAGCGGTCATCAAGGCACCCCTGAAAGTCCTAGGAACGTTCCTGGCCGCTATCCCGTCTGAGGTATTCGGGTTCCAGATCCCCGGCGCCGACAAACTCAACTCGTGGGGTAAATCCCTACAAGGCTTCGCTGCAGGTGGCATGGTCCGCGGCGCCGGCACGGGCACAAGCGACTCAATCCTGGCGTGGCTGTCCAACGGCGAGGGTGTTGTCACTGCCAAGGGAATGAAGAACGGCGGTGCGGGCATCGTCGCAGCCCTCAACTCAGGTTGGGTGCCATCTGCCGCGTACCTGCACGACATGATGCGCGCCCCGGGGTACGCCGAGGGATTGAACCCGGGCGCGGACTACCTGCGGTCGATGGTCATGAAGATGTGGCCGCAGATCAAGAACATTTATGGCCGGCGTGCGGAAGACGGATATGGCGAGCACTCCTCCGGCAACGCCATCGACATCATGATCCCGGACTACAACTCGCCGCAAGGTATGGCACTTGGCAACACCATTGCGGCGATGTTGGCGAAGAACGCCAGCGCCCTGGATCTCAACGGATTCATCTGGCGACAGCAGAGTTACGGATACGGTGGCTCGTTCTCGTCAGGCAAGCAGATGCCCGATCGCGGCAGCCCGACTCAAAACCACATGGACCACGTGCATGTGATGTTGGGCTCCGGGCGTGGTTCAAATGCCGCGGCAGTAGGACTACCCACAAGCAGCATTTCGCTACCTTCCGGCGGATCAGTTGCGGCCCAGGCGCTAGGTAACACCTCCGGCTCATCTGGTGGTGGAGCATCGCCCAAGCAGATCCGTGAGGCTGATGACCGCATCACTGACCTGTCCAACCGTCTAGACGTCACCGAGAAAGAGCTCGCAGACCTCGAATCCAACCCCAAGACAAAAGAGACGACCAAGGAGCGCAAACGCGACCAGGTTGACAAGCTCAAACGGGATCTACAGCAGGCGAAGGACGATCGCGGCGCACTGGATTCGAAGGGTTCCGGCGGTTTCGGCGGCGGCAACAACCCGTACGCCAAGATCATGGAGGGAATCTCCGAGATCTTGCCGGACTTCGGCGGCCTCGCTGACATCGGAATCGGCGGGCTCAAGGAATCTCTTTTGCCCCCCGGATTCTCTGACCCAACCCAGTGGGGATTAGTCCAGGCCGGCTCCACGCTCCTGAAGTTCTTTGGCGGCCTGCGCAACAACTCCGACGGCTCACCCCTCCTCGGCGAGGGTGGAGCGCTGTTCGCGAACATCGCCGGATCTGCCATGTCTGGATCTGGTGGCGGGATTGTCGACGCGATAAAGACCGTCATCCCAGCGCCGTTCGGCAGCATGGAGGCTAAGCAGCTTCAGGGCGCCCCAGGCGATATCAACCCCGTCAATCCCGGCGCACAACTCCCCGGAACCGGATACGGCGACATGGGAGCGGCCTTCTCTCAAGGCAGCCCGGGGCCGAACCCGAGCGGAAACGCGCCGACGGTTGATCAATCAGTCACGGTCAACGCAACTAACACGGATGCCGCTATTGCCAAAAACAATGCAGCCCAACTGCAACAGTACCGCCGGAGCAATAGCACGGGCACAATGCCAGGACCACGCTGATGGCACTTTCTAACCCGTGGATCCACGGTCCCGAAACCGGCGAGGACTTTAACAATCTGCCACCACACCTGCAGGGTGTGGAGACGAAGATCGTCTACGTCGGCGTGGTCCACCCGATTCACAAGAAGCGGTTCACCTGGAATCTGCTGGGATCTCATCACGGCAAAGAGGGCGTCGTAATGGCGCCGACAGCGGTGGGGCTCTTCCACACACCATTCGAAACCCTAATGTCCGAAGGGCCTTACCAGATCGGCGCCGAACCAGAACGCACCGACTGGAAAAAACGCATGATCTCCCTGGCTGTTCACGTGAATCCAGATATCGCCCCATGGGATAACAACGGCAAGCTCATCGACACCCCATTCCGGTACCGGATGATCGAGGAACGCTGGTGGGGCTCATGGTCGGCCACCGAAGACGGATATCTAGGGGTCTTCACCCGCACCCATGGATGGCGGTGGCTTCGAGTCCGCCTAGCCGAAGAGCCCAAAGACGCATGGGAACTCGATCCCGTGGCATTTGGCAACAACTTCATGACCTGGAACATGAGCATCGTTGCCACACAGCCCTACTTCGCCAAGCGAACCGAGTTCAAGACGTGGCAGAACGATATCGAAACCTCCACCCCGTGGGACAAGATTGAGGACCTGCTCAACGAATTCATTCCCGGGCTGGATGTGGGTGAAGGGGCCATTCGGGTCCCTAACCGGGGGGATATCGCGGTCTATCCGAAATTCCTCGTGTCTTCGCCTGGCAAGTGCTGGATCCAGGAAGGGGACCGGTGGGTTGAACTCCCACTCCTGAGCCCCAAAGACGGGTACATCATGGTCGACACCGATCCGAATGCCCAAACACTCACCGCAACAACCGATCCAGTTGACCCGCTATTCATGCGGATTCTGCGGAACTCGCAACTCCTCGATGTCCTCCTGCATGACCTGCTTTCGATCACTCTGCCGGTGTGGAGGCGTATGGAAGACCGATTCACCGAAGCATCGAAGATACCGCCTCGAACTCTCGCGGCAGTGAAGGTGCGCCACTCCAACGCTGATGGGAGGGTCACCATGTTTGTTCCCCAACGCTATTCGAAGGGCTTTGCGTAGCAGTGTCGGGTGATTGGTCGATTGATCTGACCGACTTCACGAGCGTGCAGGGAATTCTGGACCGGCTGCTTCGAGATACGCAGACAACGCCAGACCTCGGCGACCCGATGGTGGCATACCGCTATCTCAACGCGCGCCGGCAGGCGATGAAGGATGCCTACAAACAGCGCCCCCTTCTTCGGATCTGGGACAAGCACCATCGCTACATCGCCGACTTGGCTGGCGAAAAGTCAGTTGTTGTCGAGGAAGTCATGGCGGACTCCGGTACCGCCACCGTCGTCATCAAGCACTCCAACTGGCTGTCCAAATTCCTGCTCTACGACCGCCGCGCTGAAGAAGATATCCAATTCACGCTAGATCCAAACCCCACCAACCGTTCCTGGCAGAACCGTTGGGGCGGAAAGATCGTGAACGTCAACGCCGTCCGCGACAAAGACGGCCTGCACACCGTCGAACTCGAAATGGTGCACAACCGGGAACACGCCAAACACATCCTCGGTGGCGCCAATCCTCTACTCCCGCCGGAAATCCAATTTCCGAAGATGTTCTTCCTCCCCTGGAACATGCGCACCGCCGGCTCCATCATCATGTTCCTGAACCTCGCTCGGCAGTTCTTCCCGCTACTGAGCATTCCGACGAACATCTTCAACCCGGGTGCGTGGCTAGGAGTTCGGGACGTCATCGGCGGCCTGAACCCGTTGGCGTGGCCTATCCAGGTCCAATTCGTCAACCCACTGTTCGATCAGTCTCGTACCACAATCCTGTCGTCCCGGTGGCAAGACCTGCACACCGTTTTGGCTGCGCCGATGCAGGACGCCGGCTGCATGCTGCGCGCCTACACCTGGCTGACCGAAGATGACACCTCGCCGCACCCAGAACTGGAGGCACTCGGGGATGCGCTGGCACGCCCAACACGAAACTGCGTTGTCTTCGCATTCGAAGACAAGTCCGGGGTTACTGGGCCCACGGGGACCTTGATTGACGGCCCGCTGCGGCTCATCGCGGAGACCGCAGACGATTTGATCACCAACGCCATCGTCCCGCCCGACATGTACGACGAAGACGGCGACGGCAAAACCGATCCACTGATCAGGAAATGGCTGGGGTTCGCCCCCGCTAAGCCCAAGGTTGTTTTCCGCGAAGGGGAATACACCGGGATCATCGACGCTAAGCGGTCCATGAAGGGATCGACAGCAAAGACTGTGATGACGGGCTCCCGGTCACCGGCATGGCTGAATCAACTCCAAACATTCGGCATCAAGTACGGGCTGTCCCAGCTGTCCGCGGTCGTCAGCTATGTGATCGGCGCCTACCAGCAGCCCGGAACCCCCGGTTTGGAGGAGCTGTACCAAGGGCAGCTGGATAACACGCTGTTCGCATGGCAACGATTCACCGATCCGCGCCGCGTACTTCTCATGGGCGATCTGGGGTATCTGGAGCATTTCGAACAAGGTCAAGGGACCGCCTACACGTCAGCGGGAATCCTGGATCTACGGAACGGGCATTGGAAGACAAGGGCGTTCGTCAGCTTCAAGACAAGCATCCGCAACGGGATGCCTTGGATAGCCGATGAGCATTTCACCCTCGGCGACAGGGTGGCCTTCCAGTTGGGAAGCGTCCTGCACGTCGACCAAGTGTCGGCGATCCGCCGCTCCTACGATGCGGACTCGCCACTACTGGTTGAACTATCGCTCGGCCAGGACTTGGACGAAGAAGACCCAGTAGCCAAGTCGATGCGCACCCTCGCGGGCTTCTGGAACCTCGCCGGAACCTTCTTCGGTTCCGACTCAATGTTCTGAGTAAAGGAACGAAATTGGCTGCAGATAAGTACGTTCCGCGTGCCTTACAAGCCTATGCGGAGAAGCAGAAGGCCCAGGACGCGCAGAAAGCGGAGATGGAAAGCGCCTATCAGGACTTTCTGACGGACTGCCACTACCCGCAGGACAAAGACGGAAACCGCATGGACTCGGCGCATTTCGTGTGGCTTGTGGGTTACCACATGATCAGGTGCGGGTGGCGGCGCTCGGCGCAACCCCTCATCAAACCGCGGGCCGTTGAAGCGCCCGGGGTAGTCGAAGGCGCAATCGAATGGGTTCCTATCGACGCACCCGACGACCCCTTAGAGGGCGTCGAGAACATGACGTTCGCACAGATCAACGCCCTACCGGAGTGGCTGAAACGCAAAGCGATACAGCGACTCAACGGCAACCAAGACGCAGATGACGACCTACCCGAAATGGCCGAACCGGCATGGCGGGTGACTCCGAACATCGCCATCAAGGATGAGCGACCCATCGGGGATGACTTCGTGAAGGGAATCGAGAATGGCTGAACCGGGCGATACCCCCTACCTTGGGTCGATCCTTGCGCGCCTGCACTTCTGGGGTGTCGTCTCCGATATGGACGTACCTGGCGGCGTCACAGGCACATTCGAGCTCGCCGACCAAGACGGCGCAGTCACCATGGACGCCCTCGTAGGGCCTCCTGGTCCCGCTGGTGAGAATGCCCCCATCGTCAAGATGCAGTACCAGTCCAGCATCGACGACCCCGCCGATCTTCCCCAAAACCTCACCGACGATCCGATCGATATCGGAAAAGCCTGGTGGGTAGGCAACATCGTCTACCTGTGGGACGGCGAACACTACGTCCAGAAGCAGATGGGCACACAAGGCCCCCCGGGACCGCTGCCGAACATCACTCCCACGGTCCAACTGCTGGACCCGGACAACCCCAGTTTGACCTCGGAGATCATCGTTTCGGGTACCTCCGCCAACCCGACATGGCTCCTGAAGCTCAAAGCACCGCGGGGTCCGCAGGGCGATAACGCCACCATCCGAGACGCAACCGACTATGACGACTCGGTCGCGCCCGCCGCGGGACAGGTCATTGCCTGGAACGGTGTCGACTACGCGCCAGCCGACTTCAACCCCTTGGCGACAAGGTTCTACACCGTCCCCGAGTCTGCGTTCACCGACTTCACGGGTCTAGCCACGCGACAGACGATCGGCTCATTCATCATCCCGCCGATGCCGTTCGACTACGTACCCGTAGTGCACGGGCATTTCAAGGCCAACGGCATCGAACTCGACGCCGACCCATTCATCATCGGCTCCGAGGTCCGCATAGGGAATGCCACAAGCGGCCAGCTGATCGCCAAGGGCGCCGGCAACATGTCCTCCTGGTCCGCCCTGTTCCCGCACGCCTCATCCACGGGCTCCCCGAACACCGCTATCACCCCCGACAACGGGATAGGCATGATCCCGGCATACAGCACCGGTACAACGTCAACTTTGTACGTGAACCTCGTCAACGAGGGCATGGCGGGCTTCTACTCTTTCAACAAAGCGGGCGCACAGCTCTCAATCCTCATTGTCCCCGTCTCTCCGTTGAAGCCTGAGGACGGCTCCTAGTGCCACGGTCTTTCGACCGCACCCCAGCGCCGTTCAACGACCCCAACCAGGGCATTGAGTTCCATATCGGCACCGCTTTTCAGCAAGGGCTGGACATGTGGAAGGCGATCATCGACGCCCTTGGGGAGTTCGCCGAAAACCTTGTCAAGGAACTCATTCAGAAGCTCCTAGGCTTGGACGTTGACCCGGAACAGGCGCTCGAGGATCTATGGAACCTGCTCACCGGCTGGACTGACGATATCCCGATCCTCGGCGACATCATCCAGATCGTCAAGGACTTCCTCAACGGGAATTCATTCCCAGGTGTGCTGTCAATATCCCGCATTGCCAACATCATCCAGGATCTGATCTACGGTGCGGGTGAGTTCCTGACCGCTGAGAGCGTCACCGATAATCCGTACTTCGACTGGGATTCGGTGACGCCCGGTTTCATCTCGTGCGGCTCGATCCGGGCGACCGCCAACGGCACGCAGCAGGTGTTGCGCACAGAGCCGTTCGAGGTGTTCCCGGGTCAAACGTTGGAGTTGCGCGCCGCTTCGCAGTGGACCGGTGCGAGCGCGACCGCCGGCTCAAACCCCGTCAAGGTCGGGTTCACACCATTCGACGCGGACGGCAACCCGCTGGCCGATGTCATTCGCGGTTCGCTGCAACCTTCTGGTGATCATGGTTGGCAATGGATTCCGGTCGCCGATAAATGGCCCGTGCCCGCCGGTGTGAAATACGTATCGCAGCTGCTCATCCTCGATGCCGGAGCCACGGCTGGAACCTTCCGTTTCTCGAACGCTTCGGCGTGGGCGTCGAACCTGCTGGACCTCGGGCTGGTCAAGGATCTGCGTGAGATGGTCGATGCCATCGGCGGTGTTGTGAATTCCGAGGCAGCCAACATCGAGGCCCGCCTGCAGGCGATTACCGCTGACGGCAAGATCACCGCCTCGGAGATCGTCGGCTTGATCCAACAGGCGCAGGTCTCGGGCCTGGCCATCATGCAAACGGTCATCAACCAGATTCTCGACATTCTCAACGGCAACATCGTGACCCCGATCAACTCCCTGGTGCAGGGGGTCAAGGACTGGTTTGGGCTGAACCAGAACAAGACTCAGAAGTTGACCAGCGGCGGAAATCTGACGACGGCCGACGTTACCGGCACGTTCGACATGAGCCGGGTCGATGATCTTGTCGATAACCTCGGCAACATTCTGTCTGGGGTCAAGGACGGCGCCGACGGCGTGGGCACCGGCACCACGGGCGCTATCGGGGACCGCATCAATCAGGCCAAGGACTCGCTACTGGCGCTACTGGGCTTGTCGCAGGATGCGCTCAAAAGCGCCATCGCCGCACAGACCACCCTGCAAGAGCAGGAGACCGAGCGGAACACCGGCGACGGCAATAGCTACAGTTTCGTGTTCTCCGGGGCCGACGGTGCCGCACTGAATTCGACCGATTGGACCACCGGCCCCACGCCCGGCGATATCACCATTCGGGGCGACTCGGGGTATGCGGGTGTCAAGAACGGCAACCCTGACGGGTACTACTTCGCCAGCCCCAACTACACCTATGCCACGGACGGGCAGTCCGCCTCATTCGTGCTCGGCAACACCCAAAACGGAAACTACTACTCCGGGGTGTTCATTCGCTGCAACGCCGATCGCACCACGGGCGCCTACTGCCTGGCCAAAGAGGGCGAGATCCGTATCGGCAAGTTCACCCGCTCGGGTTCTAGCTGGTCGTTCAGCACGCCGCTGACCCTGCAAACGGGCCTGTCGGCGGTTAAGCAGGGCGCGCGTATCGAGATCCGCTGCTCGGGAAGTAACTACTTCGTGCGCGTTAACGGACGCCAGATCCTGTCAGCCACCGACGCAGGAAACACCATCAGCATCGGTGCGGCGTACCGGTATTCGATGTTCAGCGTTCAGCGGGCCAGCCCGTTTTTCACCTACGACTCCTACCGGGTCGCGGCGTTCGCGATGTCCGACTACACCTCTGCGGGAGCGGGATTCTCGATGTCAAATTCGTGGAGCATCAGACGCGACAGCACCGCCGACGTCACCTATGGCCCCTACTCGTCCGGCGCATTCCCTTCCGGGTTCTTCACATTCAACGACTACACCACCGACGTCACTCTCGACGACTTGGGCACGGCCCGCATCGAGATCGCCACCACCGGCCTGTACCGGATCAGCACCACCTACCGATCGGTCACCGCCAAAGGCACGTCCGTGCCCTATTGGGTGGTGTACAAGAACGGCACCCGCATCACCGGCGCCATCCCATCGGGCTGCCCGTTTGAGATCCCTCTCGTGGCAGGAGATTTCGTGCAGCCGGGATTTATCGCCGTCGACTACGACATACGTTCCAACGGCTCGACAGGATCGGAAACTGTTGTCGCACGCAGCATCACAGCACTATCCGGCATCGCCACATTCGATGGCCGCCGAATCGCATGACCCAGAGAGAGGCCCAAGAGATGGCGACAACGTTCACCATGCCCGAACTGCCCGGTATCACCTTCACGGTAGAGCGCGGAGGACTCGACCCGGACGGGAAGCCCAACCCGTCCTGGATGCAAATTACCGGCACCCGCGATGCCGAGAATGACGAAGAGGCGCAGGTGGTCTCGCGCATAGGATTCGCTGGCCCGTAAATGCCCTGGTCTCCAAACCCGACCGTTCCCGCTGCGCGGTCGGGCGGTAAGTGGTCGCCCAATCCAGTCGCGCCAGCAAGCGCACCGGGAGGCCGGTGGCACGCCGTAATAGGCATCGACGCATCTCTGGCGATCATGTGCGTCGGCGAGGTCGAACTCATCGCCATGCAGGCGCTCGGGGTTGTGCAGTCGATTCACCTATCCCGAGACCTGGCGCTACAGGCGGTCTACCAACTGGCCGCGCAGCGATCGATCCTGGTCACCCGGAACCTGCAACTACAGGCCACATTCCAACAGGATCTCGCACTGGCCGTCACCATGGAACGCGCGCTATTCCTGGCCAAGGTCATCGGATGCGACCTCGCGCAGGCCGTGAGTATGACCGGCACCATCTCATTGGCCCGGGTCGCGCCGATCGATTTGACGTGCAACATGACGGCGCCGCGATCGATCAGCTTCGACAAGCTACTGCCCGTCAACCTGACGCGCACCGTCTCGATGTCCTCGGCCCTGGTGATCGAACGGGTCGCCAAGATCGACGCCGCACTCACGGTGACCATGGCACGCGCCTGCACCCTCGGCTATCCGCCGGGCGGTTTGCCTGTCCTGGCCAGCTACACCACCGCCGGTGCGTTCACTCACAACATCGTGCGCAACTGCGACTTCATGGACTGCGTTGGGTGCGGTGCCGGAGGCGGCGGGGGTGGCGGTGACGGCGGCCTGGGCAGCACCGGACAGGGCGGCCGTAAAGGCGCATGGAACGCGCGCACCGTCGCCCGCAACATCGACATCCCCGGCTCCGCATTGACCCTGACCGGCATGGTGGGCGCGCCCGGAGCCGCGGGAGCCAAGGAGAAAGACGGCGGCGCCGGCGGTGACACCACATTCCTGATCAACGGAATCACCACCACGTGTGCCGGTGGCGCCGGCGGTAAAGGCGCCTACGCCGGCAACGGACTCAACCAGCCCGGCGAGGCTGCGGGCAACACCACCCTCAACGGCCAGACCTACACCGGCGGCGCGCAGGCAGGCACCAACACCAACGGCAACTCACCCGGAGGTGGCGGCGGCCCCGGCTCAGGCGGCGTATTCGGCATCGCCAACCCCGGACGCCTCGGCGGAACGGGCATAGCACATATCCGGTCGTATCAATAGAAAGGGAAATCCACTATGGCATGGGGAATTTCGGCCTACCTGGCGAACAAGATTCTCGATCACATCTGCCGCAACGTGGCCTACACACCACCGGCAACCGTGTACGCCAAGATGCACACCGGCGATCCCGGCGCGAACGGAACAGCCAACGCATCCTCGGTGGCCACCCGCTACCCGTGTGCGTTCAACGCTGCTGCGGCCGGGTCTATCACCCAATCCAACACCCCTGAACACACCCTCGGTGCCACGGAAACGATTGCCGGGGTGTCGTTCTGGGATCACCCCACGGCCGGGAACTTCTTGTGGTCATCGCAGGCCGCCGCCACCAAGTCCGGTGCCAGCGGCGACATCATCCGCATCAACACCGACACCCTGACTCTCTCGCCGTTAGCTGCATGATGTTCTCTCAACTGCTGCGGTACCCCGCCTTCTACGCCGTTATCGGGTTGGCGGGGTTCGGGTTCGGAATGTGGCTCCGGCACTCCCACTCGGCGGGTAGGCCGGGGCTGGATCCGCGGATCGGAGGTATCTGATGCTGCGCAAGATCAATGATTGGCTGGCCGCTATCTGGTGGTCGTACTGATGGCAAGAATGCTTGGCCGCAACGGGCACGAACCCCTGTTCTGCAAGTACGGATGGAAATGCCGCTGCGAGCGCGCAGGCCGGTCGGCGGCGCATCGAAAGCGCGGCGGACAGGCCGTGGATATGTCTAGGCGCATTCTGCGGCGTAGGGAATCTCGCACGTGGCGTACCGATATGGCGGGGGAGTACTGATGCCGCGCGTCGTATACGGAAACTCAATCTCGGAGAACGGGTGGCCGATGGTCAACTCCGAGGAGTGCACCTGGATCACCGTGCCGGGTACGTCGGTGAGTCTGCAGATTCAGAACGGGCAGCCGTTGGCGATTCTGCGGGCATTCGCCGCGGACTTCAACGCGTATGTTGAACCGCTGCGTGATCCAGACTCGGCATGCTGGACGCCCACCAATTCGGTTTCGACTTCCAACCACCTGAGTGGTACGGCATGTGATTTCAACTGGAACGATCACCCATTTCAGGTGAGCTATGCCGGGTTCACGTCAGGGGAGACTGCGACAGTGCGGGAGCTGCTCGACTTCTACGAGCAGACCGTCTTCTGGGGGCAGGACTGGCAGTCCCCGAAGGACGCCATGCACTTTCAGGTCGGCTACAACACCTATCAGAATCCGCACACTGCGGACTTTATCGCCCGCAAGATCCGCGCCGACGGATTCTCCACCTTCCGGCGCGGCAACTCGGTGGTGCTGTCAACCAAGGATCGACACGCGCTAGCGACTATCAACGAGGGTAAGCGACTCGGCATCACCCCCAAGGGAATCTGCATCGCCATCGCAGTGGAGCTGGTGGAAACCAACCTCACGATGTACGCGAACAGCAATGTCCCTGCGAGCCTCGGCTACCCACACGAGAAAGTCGGTAGCGACCACGACTCCACTGGGCTGTTCCAGCAGCGCCAGGCATGGGGTCCTTTGTCGGAAACCATGGACCCCACTCTGTCGGCGCGGCTGTTCTTCCTTGGCGGACACAGCGGGCAGCGCGGTCTGACCGACTTCGACTACAACTCCAACTCTCGTACGCCCGGCGGATGGGCGCAGGCCGTGCAGGTGAGTGCTTTCCCGTACCGCTACGACGAGCGCTACACCGAGGCCCAGCAGATCTACGCCCGACTCAGCAATCTAGGAGATGAAGACATGGCCCAAGTGCCACAGGACCAGTGGGACACCCTCTATCGGCTATTCACTCAGCCCACAGTGGGATCGGTGTCCATGTACGCCACACCGGGCGAAGGCCCGATCTACAACCTGGTGCAGCTGATTCAGTCGATCGACGGAGCTGCACATAAGGACTTGACCGTCGAGGCCGACGCCAAGCTCGGAGACCTCGAGGCCATCGGCCGTATTGCTCGTGTGGCCGCCGGGCAGGGATCGCGCACTGACGCCGCCGCAGTCGCCCATGCCAAGGCATTCCTCGCCGAGCTCGAGGCCACCAACCCTGCAGTCCTGCAGGAGTTCATCTCTCAGAAGGGACAATCATGACCGCCCAGATTCGCAAGTGGTACTACCTCATCGGCGCACTGGTGACAGCGCTCGTGCCGATTCTGGTGACCTCCGGTGTCGTCAGTGACACCCAGGGCAATGCGTGGATCAACGCCGTTGTAGCTATCGGTGGCGTTCTGGGTGCTGCGGGTCTCGGCACTGCCGGTGTGGTCTTGGGCAAGCAGATCAAGGGAGCCCCCGGTGCCGCAGCGGACAAGGCCGTCACAAGCCTGCAGGACATCCAGGCTCAGCTGAACTCCACCGCGCAGGCCGCGCAGGACCAGCTTGCCGCCGCCACCCAGGTTGCCGTGGACAGCATCACCAAGATTCAGGCCACCGTAGGCAATGTCGTCGGCCCGCAGGTTTCCCTCGGCCCGCTGGCTGCCGAGGTCATCAAGAGCGTGACTGAGTGATCCTCACCCTCGGTTCCCATGGGGAGGTAGTAGCGAGGTGGCAGCGGGTCATGTTGGCCCGGTACGCCTCCTACGCCAAAGCCGCTGACGGGGGACCACTGAAGGTCGACTCGTATTTCGGGTACGACGACCAAGCCGTCCAGAAGGAATACCAGCGCAGGACGAACCAAGCCCAGAACGGCGTTGTGTCTGATGATGACCTGATCAGGCTCGGCGTCACCCCAGTCCTGTTCACAGTCCAGGGAACTGGTGTGGACATGTGGACCGGCTACCCAGCCGACGCCGCAAGGGAATGTCTCGATCTATGCCATTGGCAGCCCATCGGGAACTACCCCGCTGATCCGTTCCCGATGTGGCGGTCCGTGCTGCAAGGCATTGCCGAATTACGCCTACAGTTGCGCGATTACAACAACCGGTTTCCCGGATACCGCATCTGGCTGGCGGGGTACAGCCAGGGCGCGATCGTCACATCGTGGGTGTACAAGCACGACATCGTTGACCCCAATGGCATGCTGCATTATCTGCTGCCGCAGGTGAAAAAGGGTGTCACATGGGGAAACCCCATGCGCGAACTCCACAAGGCGAACGGAAACCTCCGCGCCGGCTGGGTAGTGCCGGACGGGCAAGGCATTCTGTACGACCGGCTACAGGGCACCCCCGACTACTGGCTGGACTTCGCACACGGAGCCAACAGCGAGTGGGGCCGAGATCTGTACACCGACACCGAAGTTGGGCCGCGCGGTGACAACGAATCGGCGATCTGCGACATCATCATGCAGCAGACGCTATGGAGTGGACCCATCTCTCTCGCTAAGCGATTCGCACACCTCGTAGCTGATCCGATAGAAGGTCTTCCGGCTGTATTCGAGTCGATCTACGACGCGGGCATGTTCTTCGGTAGCGGCACAGCACCGCACGTGAACTACGACCCGCAGCCCGCCATCGACTATCTGCGTGCCGCATAGCCATTGCAGCTGAAGAACGTCATTGTCAGTGCTGGACAGTAGGATTGAAACGGGACCGGGTGCGCTACCAACGCAACCCGATCCCTAACCCGCCAATCTGAGCAAGCAGAAGGAGGGCTAGCAGTGAATGCTACCCGTGAACAATGGCGCCCTGTAGTCGGCTGGGAAAACCTGTACGAGGTCAGCGACCAGGGGCGAGTTCGATCGCTTGACCGCATGGTTCCGGTTGGGCGATATGGCAAGCCCACCTTCCGAGCGGGGAGAGTCCTTAAACCCAGCCCTGGAGCCACCGAATACCCACGGGTAACGCTCATCGATGCGGCTAGCGGATTGAAGCGCTTTGCCAACATCCACAGCTTGGTCCTAGAGGCATTCATTGGGCCGCGACCTGACGGTATGGAGTGCTGCCACAACGATGGCGATAGGTCCAATGCCAGATTGTCAAACCTGCGGTGGGATACGCGCTCGGAGAACACTTTAGATGCAGTCAGGCAGCGTACGAACCATAACGCCAAGAAGCAAACCTGCCCAAACGGTCACCTATATGACGGCATTTATCACGGCAAGCGTGGCGCAGCGCGCTATTGCAAACGTTGCACCAAGGCGCGCGCCCAACGTCGTAGTCGCGACCTCCGGTCCCGAACTAACTGAAGTTGCCGCCGCGCGCTGACCTCACTTAACAACTGAATAGAGCCCTCGAAGCGCCCCATGAAAGGCGGTTCAAACAAATGTCCATCCGGGAACAACTGGCCGAGGCCGCCAAGCCGAAGCAGCGCTGCACATGCTGTGCATGGGTCGCTACGCAGAGTGCAGATGACCGTAAGGCTATTGAGGAATGGGTAGCCGAAGGGAAGTCGATTGAGGCGCTTGTCCGCGTGCTGCGGAATGAGGGTCTTCCGGTGGGGCCGATTCAGTTTCGGCGTCACGTGCGAGAGTGTGTGCGCTCTTGAGTATCCGTGATCAGCTTGCCGCTGCTGCAACCTCAGTAGAGGAGAAGCGGTACGTCCCGGAGACAACGTTCGACGGGTTTTCGGGGCACATTCAGACCGGGACGATGAAAGCCACTGATCCGGTGGACTACACGGATCTGTTGAAGCAGTTCGGGTACGACCCGGATGCGGTGCAGATCGTTGGGTCGGTGCGTACGTCGCGGTGGCAGCAGCGAGAGGATGGGGAGTGGCTGGTTGCGTACCGGTTCAACATCGCACCCCGGCAGACAATCTCCACTCTTGACCTTGAGTTGTTGGTCAAGAAAGCCAAAGCACGTAAACCGGTTGGTGGTCAGGGTCATTGGCTTGTTTTTCAGGCATCCGATCTACAGCTGGGTAAAAGGTCACGTAACGGCTCCACCGAGCAGATCGTTGAAAACTACCTCGATACCTTGCAGCGAAGTGTTGAACAGTATCGGCATCTGAAACGGTTAGGCGTTGAGGGGATACAGATCTGCATGCCGGGAGACTGCATCGAGGGCAACGTCTCCCAGAGCGGCAAGAACCTGTGGCTCACACAAGAGACCGTGACCGAGCAGACCCGGATACTGCGGAGACTGATGGTCGCCGCTGTAGACGCCTTCCGTCCGCTGGCCGACCAGGTCCACCTAGATGTGGTGAATGGGAACCATGATGAGGCCCAGCGTCAGCAGAACACCTACCCGGGGGATGGGTGGGCCACCGAATGCGCGATTGCAGTCCACGACGCCCTGGAACTCAACCCCGCCGCCTACGGGCACGTCTCTGTGAGGACCCCCGACAAATGGTCAGGTTCCATGACCGTGCCAGTGGGGGACACGGTGGTCACGATCGCTCACGGGCATCAGTGGCGCAACAGAACAAAAGGCATGCAGTGGTGGTCCGGACAAACCTTCACCGGGCAGCCGGCTGGTGCCGCGCACATCCTGCAACACGGACACTTCCACAGCTTTGAAGTGGAAACCGACGGCGGTAGAACCCGGATCTGTTCACCGGCCTTGGATTGCGGCTCGGACTGGTACCGCGACCGCACCGGCTCCGAATCGGCCCCCGGTGGGCTCGTGTATCTCCTTGCCGCTGGCAAGATCTCCCACCTGTCAGTTGTGTAGGAGCCGCGATGAGTGAACACCCTGACGAACTCATACAGAAGTATGTCGAAGCGATGGATCAAGAACCGGGCTGGCGGGTATCAGATTTCGTGCTCATGGTCGGTTTCGAGAGAGTCCAAGCGGACGGCACTATAGAGCACACCTACGGCGTGTACGAAGGTGAGAACCAATCACCCTGGGCCACACACGGTTTAGTCGCCAACGGTATAGAACACCTAGAACGAACTGAGTGACTACGGCTGGCTGTTCCAATGGGCTAGGTCTTCATCGTCGATCAGTGTGACGACGATCTGGGCGATCCGCTCATCACTCTCGTCAGTGCCGTAGTCCACGATCCACGCCCAGATGTCGTAGCCGCCGTCGCCGAATCCTGCCGAAAACTGCACCCCGGACCCGTACTTACTGAATAGGTTGTGACCACTACCGATTCCTGGATACTTGGCTGGGGCAAAAGCGGGGTCGGTGATCGCGGCCATGGCCGAGTCGACCGAGACGCCGCCGATGCGTTCCCATCGACCGTTGCGGCCCGGGGCTGGTGTTGGTGGTTGACCCATCCCTCAATTTTACGGCGCTACAGCAGTATCCACGGGGTCTAGGTAATGAAAGGCCCCCGCGTAAGAGAGCTGAACGCGGGGGCCGATCCAACGATCCCCGGTTTCGGGTTTACGTCGGTTGCATTTGGCAGTGCGCTTCTGACTTTACTCCGCTTCTCCGACATCACCGAGGTTTATCCACAGGGGAGGGTCCCATGACGTTTATTAAGTATCAAAACATCATGCCGAGCGGCTGCTACTGATGGCGCTCCATCCATCTGATTGGGCGTGGATCACTATGGCTGCCGGGATCGTCGCCTACGAGATAGCCTGCCCACCCGGGGAGCTGCTATCGGACGCCACTACCCGCTACGGGCAGTCCCACATGTTCCTCAGCTCCGCCGTGATCGGGGTAGTGGCCGTGCATCTGCTGCGCACCACCGGCCTGCTGCGGTTCCTCCCCGAACAGCTCGACCTAATCCATTTGTTGGCTTCACTGAAATGAGAGGACACCGCTATGTGCAGAGTTGAGACCTGGAAGTGTGAGCCGATAGTGGAGACTTCGCGGTGAACATGGCCGATTGGCAGCTGCCGCCACTTGCTCAAGACGGCTGGGGCCTCGCGACCTGGGTAGTAATCGCTTTCGTCGTCATGTGTTTCCTCGGAATCCTGTGGACGCTGCAACACTTCGACCTCAAAGCCATCCGGCACCAAACAGAGAACTCCCACGACACCAACCTGCGTGACGACATCGACGAGATACGCGAGATGGTCCGCGACGGAATGGCCGACATCCGCAGCGACATCTCCGGTATCCGAAAAGACATCGGAGGACTGCGCGGAGAGCTGCGCACCGAACGCGAAGAACGCATCGAATCCGATGCCCGCATATGGCGAGGTCCCTGGAAGGCTTAGACCCCGCCGCTAGCGGCTACCGCCAATAGAATTGGGGTATGTTCACCGTCGCTCAGCTGCGTAAGGCAATCAATGACTTGCCAGACGACATGCTTGTGATGACCGAAGACGGCGAATCACCAATGAGTGATGCGAACCTATACATCGCCCCGGCATGCCGCCATCAGATCGGCAGCAACAGCTGGGTATCCGAGGGCCATGAGGACCCACCCGCCACCGAATTGGCCCGCGAGGTATTCGGCGAATGCGAGAACACTCACGTCCTGCTCGTCACGCGGTTCGGAAACGATGGCCAGGACATCACCCCGGAAGAGCCTGGCGTGATCGACGTTCAGGTAGAACAGACCGCAATCGAATCTGGTTAGCCCCCTCGCTTCACAGCCCCCCCGGCTCCCGTGCTTCCCCCCAGCATGGTTGAGCCGGGGGCTTTTTTGCGTTCTAGCCCGGCTGGTGCCAGCCCTGGACTTCGAGTGCGTCGTACGACACCGCGGACTGCCTATCTGGGTGGCCGGGGATGTAGACGGCGAGCTCGGAGTAGATGTTGGGTTCGTCGTCGGCGATCACGACATCTTTAATGTCCTCGGGTAGGTCGTACTCGAGGGGGAGTTCTCCAACGATGCGGGCAGGCAGGCCACGCAATCCCTTGGCATCGTATGGGATTGGCTGGTAGCCATCTGGCGCTGTCATTCGAGAAGGGAAAGCTGGTCGTACCTAACCTTCTCCATATCGAGCGGGTTTGCAGGCTCATATCCCGGCACGTACACGCGCAGATCGTTGTAGATGTTGGGTTCATCATCGTCGATGACGACTTCACGTGTGCCTTCGGGAAACGAGGCCACCCAGCCGTCACTATCACTTGGGAACTCGACAATGATGCGTGCACGTCGACCGCGCAGCCCCTTTGCGTCCCACGGCAACGGCGGGTATCCAGGCTCGACTTCTTGTGCCATAACTAAATCATCCTCCAATACACGTCAACGTTCACCTGGATCGTCACCAAACTGTTCCCGCTCGGTCCCAAGGGGTCCGTCGATATGGACCGTGTCGTTAGGCCCAAGGTGAGCCTGTGTGGGAATAGACCCCGGGGCCACGGGCATCGCGCCACCGGGTGGAGGCTGCTGCGCAGGGACGGATCCGGGCGCGGTGGCGGGCATCCCACCCCCTCCGCGCACTGGAGGTAGGGGTGGTGGTTTGGCGGGGTCGATACCTAAACCTTGGTTGACACTGCCGCGACTGCGGGTCGAACTCTCAATGATTTCTTGATACGCCTGCTGCGCGGCCATGCCCTTGGCCTGGTTGTTTCGGAACAACTCGTTGAATGTGCGGTTCCGCTCAGTCGCGTTGAGTTGATCCGCAGCCTGTCGATCGCTCATCAAAGTGCGCGTCCATGACTTCAGGGAGTTGCGCATCTCGTACATTCGTCGCGCACGCTCGTCTATCGGCACACCCTGTCTGGCCCACTGCGCGTCAAGATCTTTCATCTTCAACTCGCCGCGCGTATAGACGGTCCGGGTCTCCTCGTTCGACAGCGTGCCATGCGGGTAGTCCGGCAGACCAAGGGCACCTGACGGGTTCGTAGGTGCCGGTTCTCCCGGCTTTCCATGCCCGTCGTCGAGCATGCGCACTGTGCCGCCGTCGAACTTGATACCGCCAAGCTCTCCGGCCTTCTCCTTGAGCTGGCGACTGACCTGAGTGTCAGCTTCCTCGAGCTGCGCGGCACGGAACCGAATGAACTCGGCATGCTGCCGGCCCAACTTCTCACGGTTGGACCGCTCACGATTGTCATCCGAAGAGGGTCTTCCATCTGTGACAGATAGGTCCGAGCCCACCTTGAAGCCGTCGGCCTCGGTTTCGGCAATAGCCTCCAGCACGTTGGTTTTGGCGCCGGCGATGTCCGCTGCACCGCGCTGCGCGATCTGCGCCGCCTGCTCCATCACGTCGGACTGCTGGCGCACGATCGACATGTCGGCAAGCCCCCGGGTTTGGGCGGCGTCGTGGGCTTGCCCCTGCCAGTCAGATCCACCTGGTGCGGCGAGGTTCCTAACGTGCTGGCCAAATAGGTCTTCGGACTGGCGCCCCATGGCGTGCAGCTGCAGCGCCGCCTGATCAAGGTGGGAGGTCTGCCAGTTCTCTATCTGCTGCCGAGTGAGCATCTACATGGCCTTAGCGATGTCAGCAGCGCTACGCCCCTCGGTGCTGTCAAACGCCTCGGCCCCGGAATGAAGGGTGTCGGCGTGCCCGGACACCCTTTGAGCCTGACTGTCCCGTACCGCAGCTGCCGCGGACAGAATCGCCGCTACCCCGGCATGACTGGGTTGGCCACCAGAGGCGATGGTAGGGCTGTTCGATAGCGATGACGCGACTGCATTACTGCGGGCTGCCCCGGAACGTAGGCCGTCGGTGTTGGTGTCGAGCCGTCCCGTCAT